TAATCACTTAATTATTTACACTATGAAAGCAATTATTATTTACACCGAAATCAATGGTTCAAGAGTTCAACATGACTCAATCAAAAGTGCCTTAGAGGCACATGGTTTATTTACTACTCGCATCTCTATGAAAGAGGGAGTAAAGAAGCTACTACGTAATGGCATTAGTGTCTATGACCATGATGGTAATTCATTAGGGCAGATAGATACCAATCCCCAAGTCAAAGCGAGCAAGCCTAAAGCACTAAAGCCTACGGCTACACCTACGTTTGATGTGTCATCCCTACGGGATATCATCCAAGCAGAGATACGCTCGGCAATGGATAACGTTCAGCTATCAGCAGACAAGCCAAGACGAGGCTCTAGTGTAATTGATGCGAGCAACATCCAAGAGGCTATTCAGAAGTACGCTAAGCCAAGCGTAGAGCATGACGGCTACTACGTATCAGACGAGGTATGGAAGCAGATTTTATTTGCCTTTAAGACCAACAAGCCAATCCTTTTAACGGGAGCGAGTGGAACGGGTAAAACAGACCTAGTACGAGTCATTGGCTCAAGGTTAGGTCTAGGAGTTTATTCGGTTGACTGCTCGGCAATGGAAGATGCGAGCGAGGGATTCATTGGTAAACGTGAACTGAAAGACGGCAATACTTCATTTGAGCCATCTAAGTTTAGCGAGGCTATAGCACAAGAGCAGATAGTTCTACTAGACGAAGTGTCTCGTTCACCAGTAGGAGCAAATAACATCTTGTTCCCTTTATTAGACCATAGACGAGTCCTTATCAATCCCCATGGTGAAGACGTACCATGCGAGGCGTTCCTAATTGCTACGGCAAATGAGGGAGCGAACTTTACGGGTACTCAAGTGATGGATGAGGCATTTAGGAATCGTTTCTATGTGATTAACATCGACTATGCACCACAAGACGTAGAAGTTGACATCCTAACGAGACGTGATGGTATCAGCAAGGCAGATGCTACTCGCATTACGGGTATCGCTAAGACGATACGTCAACAAGCCTCTAGTGGAGACTTGACTCGTTCAGTGTCACTTCGGGAACTATTCATAGCGAGCGAGCAGATAGCGTTCGGGTTCTCGCTCGAGGATGCATTAGAAAATGCATTTATCGGAGGGTTCCAAATCGATGAGCAGATGTCTATTCGTGACTTAATCAGAACTCAATAATTAACCTAAATATTTTACGAGATGAAAGACGTAATCAACAACAGAAGTAGAGACTTCATAACTAGAAACAAGAAGTCTATCAAGTGGTCAAAAGGAACCACAGAATTTGTACTAAGAGGCAAGTCTATCGGAGGGGTAGATGAGGCATTGAAACTCATTTATTCACAGATGCGACACAGAGCCGTTTCTCTAGGCTATCCAAGAGTGCCTATTAACTTCGATGCGAACGGCTCGTATACGGACTTAAAAAGCATTTGGGTAGGTCTTGACTACATCCACGATAATAACTTTACGCTCGAGCAGAAAGTAGACATCGCTAAAGGCTTAGCAAGCCATGAACTAGCACACATCATGTACACTTGCCAACAAGCCAAGAAACGATGGGAGAAGAGCCTTACACGTGATGAGGTGAATCTTACCAATACTCAAGTCTTCTTAGACATCGCAAACATCCTAGAAGACGAGCGTATCGAGACTAATCTAATCAAGAAGTTCGGAGGGGTTGCAGATGATTTAGCTTTAGTAAAGAGACGTTACTTCTCTAAGGTGGTTGACTTCAATCCCCAAGGTGAAATTCAGAACGCTCTAGTACTACTGCTATACATCGTTCGCTATCCATCGTCAATACCGCAAGAACTTATCGATGCTCAGCAAGACTTCTACGAGTTCGTATGCGAGCGAATCGATACGCTCTACAACAAGACGAGACTAACTGCTAAGAAAGACTACGAGCACATCCTACAAGCAAGCCTAGATATCATCAAGGTTTTACCAATGGGAGATGGCAAGTCAGCAGAGCAAGTTTCACAAGAGGCTAAAGAGAAAGCTAAGGAAGCAGAGAAGAAGATGTCAGATGCGAGCGACAAGAGATGGAAAGTTCGTGATGATAGAGATACGGAGATGAGCGAGGCAGACTCGTATGCGGAGCAGAACGAAATCCATGAGAACGCTCAAAAAGAAATCGAAGAGTTAGAGAAAACCATCATAGAATCGAGAGAGCAAATGGAGGAAGCGAAAGAGACTCAATTCAATCCATTCGGTAGAGGTAATAGCCTTAACGAGACTCTAGACGCTCGAAGCGATGACGATGCGAGAAACTTCGCAGAGTTATCTAAGAATCACAATTTCGATGAAATCACAGAGCGTGGTTCATTCGTGAAGTGCGAAGGTCATATTTGCAAGCCAATCGTTGACGATGGGTATAGCAGATACTTACCAAGCGAGAAATTCGAGGAACACCATAACGCTATAAAGCCTTTGATGGGTACGCTTAAGCAAGCGATGGCATTGCAGTTCGAGACTCGCAATCGTATCGTTCGAAATCAGCGAAGTGGTCGTATCAAAAACGTAGTCGGGGCACACATCGGAAGACAAGACGTATTCGCTCGCAAGCCTCGCATGACTCAAGAGAAACTCAATCTTGTAATCCTCATTGACCAATCGGGTTCAATGGGTGACGAGAAGATAGAGATAGCGAGAGACTTCGCTATGTTATTCTATCAGACGTTTCGTAACTCGCCAAACGTTGACCTTTGGATGTATGGTCTTAGAAGTTTAGGTTCAGACCATCGCACCGAGGAGTTCTACTCGCCAAAACTGAAAGGCGAGTTTAGAAAGCGTTTTGGAGGTATGGTCGCAGGTGGAGCCAATGACGATGGACACCAAATCGTTAGTCTAGTTGACCATGTTCGCTCGCATACTCAAGAGCCATGCATTCTCGTTTGCATCTCGGATGGTGAGCCAAGCGATAGAGACTATTTGAAATATTCAGTTCGCTACGCTAAATCGAAGAACTTCTTTCCGATTCAAATCGGAGTGGGTACCGACTACGGAAGTCGAGGCAATCAGTTCTTTGACGAGTGGGCAGAGGCATCGTTCGATGACATCTACCGAAACAATCTAGATTCAGCAGTGCTAAGAAAACAGGTAGTCAAGAAGTTTTCACAGGTAGTGCGAACTAAAGTAGCGAGTGTACTCGCATAAGTATAATCAGCTCCGCTGTTTTTATGCGGGGCACAAATTCAATCACATGAAAGTAAAAGACTTAAAAAGAATCATAGCTACTATGGATGACGAAACGGACGTTGAGTTCTTTCGTTACGAATACGATGAATACAGAATTGAGTACTACGATGAAGAACTAGTATTTGATAGCGTATCTCATGGTCTAGAAAAAACAAGACTAATCTTTATATCCGAGTTCCTATGATGATATTATTTAACTACCATGAGACAGATGATGCGAGTGTATCAATCTACGGGATGGACTTCGGTGATGTACGAAAACTCATCAAAGAACATAACGAATACTTTGACACCGACTATCAGACGATAGCCGAGTTCAATGAATCAGAATCAGTACGTGAAATAGAAATCGAAATACTATGAGACAATACAGAAGCAATCAAGGGAGAAACCCTAGACGAAATGAACATAGCTATCAAGTTGTGTTTGCTATCGGAATGATAGCGTTAACCCTATTTATTATTAATCTTTTAAATCAATTATTATGAACAAGTCAGAAAGAATCCGACTAGATAGCATGACTATCGCAAACCAATTCAGTTACGCAAACAGAAACAAAGAAGTGTTTGCAAACGCATTCCCACAAGCAGTGGGTCATGACAAACCATTCTACCTACCGAAGTTCAATCTTCATTCACAAGGCAGACGAATCATGGAGTGTACTTTCACTATCGTTAATGACCCCGATGATGGGTTGTTAATTTATGCGTGGAAGTTGACAAATGGAATGCATTATGAGCGAGTTAAAAACGTAGAGGATGCTCTAAAGTTTTTCAATTTCGAACCGAACTATGAGCCAATAGGATATTGGGATTAATCACTAATTAAAAAGTAAATTATTATGAATGAAAGACTACTACAAATCTTGCGAGTTCTCAAGGAGGACTTCGAGATGTTACAAGATGGCAGATGGGAAATCCATCTAGCATCAGATGGTGCAGAGATACAAGCATCAATAGACAACATTGATGAGGCTATTGAGATAGCTAACGAATCAGAGAAACTAACTCAAGTATTAGAGTGGTTCAATAGCTTTGTCGACTTTGTCGAAAACGTAGATAGAAATTTATATAACCAAGCGTGCGAGTACGCAGATAAAACAGAAGAATAGTTATGAGACAATTATTGCCACAAGAAATGGAGTTTATTGCAGACCTAGCGGATGCACAAATCAATGGAACACTAATCGTAGAACCTAATGGTGATACTAGATATGACGATGCGAGTCAGCAAGACTTCAACGAGGTCTATGACAAAGTCGAACACTACTATCGTGAGGTAACTACTATGCTTGAATACAAGTTGAAGTTGAATGCCGATAAGTTGGAAGAGATGACTAAGGAGTTCGAGCAGTTGAAACAAGACTTCGAGCAGTATCAAGCGTGGGTTAAAGACGAAAACGAAGGCACACACTTGAAAGCATTGCATGGAGTGTTTGGCGAGTACACTTGCTCGCATTGCCATAGACTAACTCATGAAGCCCTAGAAGTTGAGCATGGTTCAGAACTTGTTTGTGAAGAGTGCTACAACGATGACTACGTGAGGTGCGAGCGATGCGATACCAAGACGATAGACTATCATGTTATCTACGGAGATATGAACGTATGCGATGTATGTAAAGACGATATGTAATGAAGAAGTTTTTACTCTATCTAGCTACGGCAGTCGTTTATGCGGTTGCCGTTCTAGGTCTCGCTTACATAGGCTTAGTTCTTTATTATGTATATTGGTTGTTTGTTTAATCTCAATCCCCTAAGCTATGCACGAACTACTTGTTAAAGGTTGTCTATTAAAATTGATTTGGTCAGATGGAGCAGTGGAAGAAGTGACTATTCCAACACATCTACGTAAACAGATAGACGAGTACCTTGACGAGGTTGAAGTCACAAGAAACTTAAATGAATTTACTTATGTCAAAAACAATTAAAGACTTCAAGAATCAAGGCGATTACTTGAAGTACAAATCAGAGGTTTGCTATTGGCGAATCAAAATGCTTAAGCAGGAATTACTCGAGAATCAAAGCAGTTCTTTTAGAAAGAGTATCCTATCATTAATAACCAAGTATGAGAATCAGAAAATGGAAATCGACTCGTACTTACAAAACATTAAGTAACATGAAAGCAAAACTAGACAAGTACACAAAGGCTATCAGAGTCATAGCGAGTTGTGAAAACGTAATCCAATTAGAGTACGCAAAGAACTATATCGAGAACTTCTTGACGAGTCAGAGTACAAAGAAAGGACAGACCTACACCACAGACGAGGTAACTTGGGATAGGTACTACAATCTACAGAACTACTACGCAAAGCAAAGGCGAAAGCTATTCTAAGCGAGTAGAAACTACAGAAGAAAGGGACGTTGATTAATTTCAGCGTCCCTTTTTTTTATGCAAAGATTTTTGGATGGGACGAACCAGCAGCTGCAGCAAAATTTTTTTTCATTCATAGCGAGTGACTCGCATAAATCTATCAGGTATCCTGAAAAGTTCCAGACGAAAAGCTATTTCGTTTAGAAAACTTACTCACACAAGTTGATAAAAGTTGCAAGAAGTTCTTGACACATTGCAAAACATTTGAATATATTTGAGGGTATTAATTATTAACCCTAAATAAAAGACGGAATGAAAAAATTACTTTCCACTTGTATCAACGAGTTCGCAGAGTCAGAATACTCTACGACTCGTGGCAAAATCAGAAGCGAGATGACTAACAAGACGTACAGAAGCATCTCGAAAAACTTGATTGAGATACTCTCAAGTAAAGACATCAACATCTACGATTACGATTTGTCTGGATTAGATGCGATGAAAGACAGACAGAAGTATCAAGAGCGTAACTCTAAATGGGAACGGCTCGCAATCAGAATCAAGAAAGAGTCAAGACACCTTAGCGAGAACGCTCTCAAGCACAGACTTGACTTCATGAAACACGTACTCGTTCGCATTGAAGACGAGTTCGGAGTAAAGACAGGTAAAAAGTTCTTTAGGTACAAAGCGAGCAGAGGAATACCCACCGTGATTAACACGGAGCTGTTCAAGAAAACAGTGAAACACGCAAAGGATGTTTGTTCGAGCGATGAGTACACAAAACAACAACAACTCGGAGCTCTTACATTTCTTCTTTGTGCCTACACTTCTGCGAGGCTACGTGATTTGATGGAGCTCAGATACTCAAAGAATATTTCTTTCGGGAACTACTCGCATCCTAGTTATCTAACCTATCAAAACAGAAAGACCAAGTCTGCCCCCGTTACTATTAAGCTACCGAACGACATAGTAAACATCTTGTTGTCTATGGAAACAGATAGCGACTTAATACTACGTGGTTATACAGATGGTACTATGCGTAATAACTTTAAGGACTTCCTTATGACTATGGAGGACTATCACATGAACGTTACCAAGACAACCCCCATGGCTAACGGATATGTAAAAGCTAAGAAGGTTAAACTCTACGAGATGATTACACCACACAAGGTGCGAGCAACCTTCATTACGCAGATGATTGAGAATGGTATCGACTTAGAAACTGTGATGAGTTTCAGTGGACACAACAACATCCTTACTTTATCCAACAGATATGCAAAGGTGAGTGACATCCACAAGGAATCGCAGTACGATATCTACGCTTCCATCTTTGAATAAATTGCGAGTAGTTTTAACTTATTAACAAAACCTTCTAGATGTTGCTAAATGTTTTAACTTGCTATAAGCATCCTAAAACCAATGGCAAACCATACAATACGAATAGCAAAATGGAATCTGAATCTAGACCTAGGAGTTCTTACCGACAAGAACGTCTTGGTTAGTTTCGAACAACTGAAAGAGCATATCTTCAAAGAAAGAAATGACCTAATTCAGAAGTATAAAATCCGCTCCAAACTTTTACCCGATGGGTATACAATCAAGGTATTCGTAGCATGGGATAGTGTGCTAGAAGAAATCATTGAATCAAAATATCTAGAAGAAGTTATTTATGGCAAAACTAAAAACAGTTAACATAAAGGGGAAACCTTATGTTATGGTGCAAGAGAAGATTAAACACTTCCGCACCGCAGAAGAGTACAAGAATTGGACACTACGTTCAGAGATTAAAACCTTGAACGAAGAAGTTGTGGTAGTACACGCTTGGGTGGAGGACACCGATGGAGTAGTGAGAGCAGACGCTCATGCTCAAGAGTTTCGTAATGCGAGTATGATTAATAAGACATCATACATTGAGAACTGCGAGACCTCAGCATGGGGAAGAGTTCTTTCTAATCTGGGGATTGGAGTTGACACATCTGTTGCGAGTGCAGAGGAAGTATTGAATGCTATGTCTCAGCAACAACAACAGAAACCATCTAGCGTTAAGTTCAATCCACAACAAGCAGTCACGAGAAAGCAATGAAGAAAATAAAGATAGGTAGCTATACTCTTGTACCATACAGAGACCTTAGCTACGATGAATGGCTAGAAATCAGAAACAGTTTTGGGTTAGCACTAGGTGGTTCTGATATGTCTGTAATCATGGGAGTAAACGAGTACGCATCACTACCCATGTTGTTCGACCAAAAGTTAGGCTTAATAGATAAAGCCAATCTTACTCATAACAAGGCGGTCTTTTGGGGAAACAGAATGGAGAACATCGTAAGAGAGTCATCTCAATACTACGATGTAGATAATGCAAATAGTTACCTATCTAATTTTGCTGATGGCAAAAAGGTTAGAAACCACATTGCTTTTGACTACACAATTCAGAACGAGAACATCCCTTTCATGTTTGCTAACGTGGATGGTATTAGTATTGATGCGAGCGAGGAAGAAGTTGTTGATTTAGTTGAGGTCCAGGGGAAGATTCCAATCCCCGAGTCTATCATCGAGATTAAGACAATGAACAAGCACGTATACGACAAGTGGGGTAATGAGGCTGATGGAACTAAGGGGTTACCTATCGGTTACATTTATCAAGTACTCGCATACATGGTTCAGTATATGGAAATGAATCCAGACATCGATGCTTATATCTTTTCTCTCGTTGCGGGAATGGACTTGCACGCATATCACATCGAATACAACGAGGACATCGTTAACGAGATGTTGACTAGAGCATACGAGTTCAACCTGCTACTGCAGGAGGGAGATGATATTATCCGTAATTCTTCAAGCGAGTCACAAATGAAGCGAGGTCTTGATGAGATAAGACCCGAAGCCGATGACTCTGATAACTATCAGCAGTACATCAATAAAAATTATTTGGACAAACTAGATGTTACCTCTCGTGCTTTAGGCACGGAGGAAATGTTAGAAGTAGCACGTAAGTATAGCGAGATAAACAAGCAGATGGGTACTCTTAAGCGAGAGAAAACTAAGTATGGTAACAAAGCGAGAGAGTTCCTAAACAAACTTGAGGTATCTCAAATAGATTTGCCAGATGATGGTGGAGTTATTAAGTATAACAATAGATTAATTATAAAAGTGAAATGAGCGAAAGAGCTGTAGAGAAGTTGATTTACACACACGATGAGTTGTGCGAGTCACTAGGATGGTCTAAGTATCAGTTGAAGATATATAGAGACCAAGGAGTTTTAAAACCATTACCTAATCGTAAGCCACTTATGTTTACAAAGGAATCGGTGCAAGCGTTTTTAGAGACAATACAGAATGACGATGGTATTGGGAAGAAGTAACAGAGAAGACTTTGATAAAAGAGAGGTACATACATTTGAGTTGATACTCTCATCGGTTAAGAAGAACTTTGTTCTTGACCCAACCCCCGAAGATTCTTTTGTTGCATCCAAATCCATCGAAGGAGTAAAGACTATGCCTCACTTGGTCATCTTCTTTTTGTGTTACAATTTCAATGTACCTATCGAACTAATGATATTGCATTTTGATTTGACCGATAAGAAGTTCAAGGAGTTTAGTAACAGACTCTGTATTGGTATCCATAAAAACGATGTTAAGCTTTTAAGAAAGATTGAAATATGCAAGAGCTACATAGACCGAAAACTATAATCAAGGCTATCGAAAGAGTAGGACAAGTCCACTCTATAAGTGATGTAATTAAAACAGAACACTACAAGTGTCTGAAAATAGTAGTAGATATTTACGAAGGCTCGCTTGAAGCGAAGCCATACAAGCTAGAGTTCTATTGCTACGACAAAGAAGTCATATCAGATGCGAGTAAATTAAACGAAGGAGACTACGTAAGTGTACGATACAGAACCAGAAGCAAAATCAATAAGCGAACGGGAATGTTCTACACTAACAACGTCTGCTATAAAATAAATATTATAACCGAAAATCAATTATTAATTTTTAATTCTAAATCAGATGAGTAATTATTCAAACAACAACAAGACCTACACAAAGAACTACATTGCTAGTGGTAAGAAGAACGATAAGTATGATATCGTTTACACACGTCTTTACGTAGACAAGTTTCAGAACTTACTAAAGACAGACCATAAGTCTGGTAGACAATACCTTGACATCAATGTTGGTACTCGCAGAGAAGTAGACCAATACGGTTACACTCACAACGTATGGGTTAACACGGAGGATGGTGCACCAAAACCTCAACCACAAGCACAACAAACAAACTATCAGCAGAGAAGTGACGAACAGATATCTTCTTTTGATATTAGTGACGCTCCGTTCTAAATTAGTTTACGTCTATACGTTATATACCCTCAGTATATAACGTATAGTACGTATTACTATACGTATTTAGTATACGTATTAAGTATAAAAAACTAAATAAATTATTACCAACCAAATGTTTTTTTCAGAAAATGAATTGGCAAACTATTTCGCAGAACATACCTGCACATAAAACCACAGGGCAAATAAAAATGAAGTGCCCTAATTGTAATCACAAAAGAACAGATAAGAACGATAAGAGTCTATCAGTAAACGTAAACGATAAGAGTTGGTTCTGCCACTATTGTAATACCAAGGGCAGAGAACAAGAAGATACTATTGAACCTATCGTTAAAACTATATCTAAACCGCTCCAAACAACTATTACAGAACAAGCTAATGACCTTTCAGTAGAGGCAGTTAAGTTTCTACAATCCCGAGGCATAAGCGAATCTACTGCTCGCACGTTAGGCTTGAAAGAATTTCGTAAGGAAATTCATTTCAACTACTACTTAGATGGGCAGTTAGTAAACATCAAGTACAGAAAGATAACCGAGAAAAAGTTTCGCCTTAAGAAAGGCGGTACTCTCGTAGCTTACAACATCGATTCAGTAGAGGCAGATAAAGTTTGCGTTGTAGTAGAAGGTGAGATGGATTGTTTATCCGTAGTCGAAGCAGGTATAGAAAACGTTATAAGCGTTCCTAACGGAGCTAATGGACTTGAGTGGGTAGACAACTCATATTCTAAATTAAAGGACGTTAAACGCTTTATAATCGCTATGGATTCTGATTCAAAAGGTTCAGAATATAGTGACGAATTATCCAGACGTTTAGGTCGACATCGCTGTAAGCGAGTCGAATACCCAACAGACACTAAGGACTTCAATGAAGTACTCATGAAGTACGGCAAAGAAAGAGTCGTTGAGATTATAGAGAAGGCAATCTCCTATCCTGTAGAGGGAGTACTAACTATTGATGATTGGAAGCATGACCTTTGGAGAACGTTTCAAGAAGGTCAGAAAGGTGGAGACACCGTAGGTTTAGGTGACTTAGATAAGTTACTCTCCTTTCTTCCAGGGCAATTCACTGTAGTCACGGGAGTTCCTAGTTCTGGTAAGAGCGAGTTCCTTGACCAAGTACTCGTCAACCTCGCATTCAAACGAGGCAAGGTAACACGTGATTGGAAGTTCGGAGTTATCTCTTTCGAGAATCAACCTTGTTATATCCACATCATCAAGCTAATGAAGAAAGTTCTTGGTAAAGACTTTCGTCAATCAAGCATATCTAAAAACGAATTGAAGTCCGCTGCTCTAGATATTGATGAGCGGTTTAAGTTCTTTAATGTATTAGAAAATGAACTAACGATTGATGGAATACTAGCCAAGGCAAAAGAACTAGTAGGTATGTATGGTATCAATGGATTAGTTATTGACCCATATAACTACATAGAAGCGAGTATGGAGCACGGAATGTCAGAGACTAACTACATCTCCGAAGTACTCTCTAAGGTGGTTTATTTCGCAAGAGAGTATCAAGTGCACGTTTTCTTTGTAGCACACCCTACTAAGATTCAGACCGACCCTAGAACGGGGAACTTTATAGTTCCAAACCTCTACTCAATATCGGGTAGTGCGAATTGGTACAACAAGGCAGACAACGGAATGGTAGTCTGGAGAAACTTTCAGACAGACGAGATAGAAGTGCACATCAAGAAAGTTAGATTCGCATGGGTAGGTAAAGTTGGTCATGCGAGCTACGTTTACAACAAAACAACAGGACAATATATACCCGTACAACTATGAGTTACAGAGAACACCTTATCAACCACTACACCCATTGGATTAAGACTACCAAGAATGAAAGACACAGAGCATACGCACAGACAATGCTTGAGTCTGTTTACAATGGAGACTACAAACAACAGTTCAAAGAACTAGGTAGTCATCGCAGTAGGTTTAAACATACTGAGAGTGGAAGAATATACACCTCTCTACAAGAAGCAGCAGATGCTTTTGGAGTGAGAGTAGACACTATCTCTATCAATTATAAGAGATACGGATTAGAAAAAATTGCACTATAACTTTTTAACAATATATACAATGTCAAAAATTACCAACGCACAAAAGATTACTTTAGTAGGAAAGGAGATAGTAGATATGCTTCTTCGGAAGAACAAGAGTTATGGGGATTCAGCTTTGAAGCCCCTTAATATCTTCTCCAGAGGAACTGCTGAAGATAACTTGCGAGCTCGAATGGACGACAAGCTCGCACGTATTAAGAACAAGGGGATTGATGCTGCAACCGAAGACTCATTACTAGACCTAGCAGGATACATTATACTACTTATGATTGCTCGCAGGGATAGAAACGATACCTTCTCCAAAGAGGAACTTTGGAATGACGAACACGATTGAAATAACTTGGGAAGGTCACATCTCTCTGAATGAATGGTACTCTAGTAAACATTGGTCGTACCGTAAGAAACAGAAAGATGAATGGTTCAAAACATTTAAATCTTTACTAGATGTTTTCCCAAAGAAAACCTTCGAGAAGTATTCAATCCTTTTAGAGTATAACTCTAGATTAGACCCATCCAATACGATTACCATGATTAAGTTGCTGGAAGATACTATGAAGAAAGAGTGTTGGATTGTTGATGACTCTCCTAAATACTGCGAGTCCTTAACTATAAGGTTCAGCCAAGAGCTGTCTAAGAAAACCTACAGAGCAACCATAACCAATGAAACTACACCAATCAGCTGAGTCAGAACTTCTCGCTATGTCACGTATCAGTAGCGAGGGGTTCATTGTCTTCACACCCACAACCCACGCAACCAACGCAGACTTCATTGTCTACGACAGACAAACAACGAACGCTTACACTGTTCAAGTAAAGTCCACTGAAACGTTTAACTCCAGAAGAAAGCATTGTTACATCTTCGATATACGAAAGCCTAATGGCAAGTACGAAGCAGAAGCATTTGATATTTATGCCTTTGTTGTAACAAGTACTAGAGAGGTACGTTTTGAATGGAAGAGCAACATGCCTTCTAAATCTCAGATTACTTTTAATACAGGTGAGCAAGCTAAGTATCCTTGGTCTCCGAACACACTAAGGTCTATACTCGATGGAGCACAATAACGATTTCAAGTATGACCTGAAGCTGGGGCAGGAAGGAGAAAACATTATCGCTCGCTTACTCGCAGGTACAACTATCGAAGTAAAGACCGACTGGATAGCAGCGAGAACGGGAAATGTTTATATTGAATACCAGAGCAGAGGTAAAGCGAGTGGACTAGCTACAACTCAAGCTAAGTTCTGGGCATACATCATACTCAAAGAGAATACACCTAGAGATTCTTTTACTGTAGATGCTATACAAGATATCTTATTCTTTAAAGTAGATAAGATTAAAGATGTATGTAGGAATTGGTTGAAGACCAATCCCCCAAAGAAAGGCGGAGACTCCAACACTAGTCTCGGATGTTTAATACCTATAAAAGATTTGTTTTGAAGAATCACACTAGAGTTTATATGCGTCACTTCGGAGGAGACTGTGGCGAGTTTGTTCCATGCGAGATATGCGAGAATCCTGCAGTAGATGTACATCATATTGACGCTAGAGGTATGGGTGGTTCAGATGAGAAAGACCACATCGATAACTTGATGGGTCTGTGTCGTGAGTGTCACTTGCATTTTGGAGATAAGAAAAAATTTAAGCGAGTGCTTAGAATCATACACCAGTTCCGTCTACTGGAGACTAAACCGTTTTCATAAAGATAGGTCCACCTTCTCCTAAGTCTTCCTCTTCCCACACTTCCATCCAATCAAGGGCATCATCAAACTCTATCTCGTCATCATGTACGAGTACTTCTATACATTTCCAATAGTCATAGATTGCTCTTTGAAACAATCCCCTATCCTTACATACACCCAAGAAAGCTTTCTCGAATCCATCTAGTAATACTATTGGTTCTTGCGGATAGTTATTACTCCGACTCTCCGCTATCTTAATAAGTAAATCCTTCTTACTCAAGTTCTTCATCCGATTCGAACACTTCTAAACACAGTTCTACTAAAGGTAAGTATAAAACATGCATTGAGGATATGCTAGTGTAGTAAGTTCTCAACCCTAAAAGTATTCCTGGGTATAGTCCGATTGATAATGTCCAGCTTTTCATTTGGTTGTTTGGAAATTTATGTGTATGTTTGTCTCATATTGTTTTCATAAACGGTAATAGTTAGGTTAACACTAAACCGATAGAGCCCTAAACTCTGTCGGTTTTTTTATTTGTTATCCTTCATAGAAGTACCGAAGTAGTAACCGAAGATACTAAGCACTACACCTTCTACGATACCGACCATGTGGTAAAAAAGCTCCTTGTTAGATTCTGGAATCTCTAGTGTAAGGATAGCCCATACTACTACACCGAACGCAGTAAGTCCTACAATACCCGTCAAGTTAAATAAGAAGTCAAACTTACCTGTTTTAGCAAGCTCTACTTCTCTTCCACGTGCTGAGTCTCTATCAGCCACCTCTGCTTTATAAGCCTCTATAAGGTCGTTGTGTAGCTTTTCTTTCTCTTCTGGGGTGATAGTGCTATCAGAGTCGATAATCGTTTTAAGAGCCTCTAATGGACCTCCTGTAAGGGCAGCACCTGCAAGCTCTGGTAATTTCCTCATAAAGAACTTACCTACTGCAGTGTCTTTAAACTTCTTCTTAGCCATTTGGTTCAGTTGTTTTGGAGATTAGTTTCTTTCCACCTCTTAACCTTATGGTAACATAATCAGTCGTTAGTTTTTTTTTGATGACTATTTCAATATCGTTGTTAGAGTATTGCTTCTGAATTACATTGATGATTGGATTATCATCTGTTGATTCAAGCCACTCCGTTCTGTCCGTGATATCTTCAGTCTTAACTACGTGACTGCTCGCACATGATGCGAGTGCTACGAAGATTAGAAGGGTTAGTTTTTTCATTTTTCTTTTATTAACTCTTTAAGTCGAGCTATATCCTTACGGACTCGCTCTCTTTCTAGTTTAAATTCTAGCACCTCGTTTTCTAAGGTTCTTATATCTGGGAAGACATAGTTGTTCTGATTAAAACGTAAGCTACTTATTTCGTCTTCTGCCTCCTTAACTCTGTTCTCAAGTCCGAGATAGATGTAAACAGCAGACCCGACCAATATAATGATTTGTATAAGCCATTTAATATTAATCGAAAGCGAGCTATCATCGTTTATCTTTGGTGCTGTCATTTATTTTTAAGTCGTTCATTCTCCTTCTCAAGAAAATCAACCTTGACTCTCAACGCATGTACTTCTGCTGTTAGTTGTAATACTTGCTCTCGTAATTCATCCTTCTCTTCACCGTTCTGTGAGAGTAATGCTTCGAGATTTCGTACTCTATGTTTTAAATCGTCTCTGTATTGCACGCTGTCTGAGTTCTTAAGTTCGTCTTTCCTATCTTGTGATTTGGTTTTAATACGTGTCTCCATGTACTTCCATATAGCACCAGAACCTAAAACACCTATGATAGTTAATATGATTTGTACTACACTACCATCCATCTTTTTGTAATTTTTCGTTAAACACTCTTGTTGCATTCCAAAAAGCAAACAACATAATGATTACCCATCCCGTTCTTGAACCTACCATTAACCCTTCAACGCTTAGATTGATAACCGTCATCACCGCAATTAGTGCAGCAATCTGTACTGCGAGTAATCTCATCTTGAGAGTTCCGTTCCAGAGAACAGACCATAACTGAAAGCTTCCTGCTCCGATAGCACCAAGTATAAATAACACAGATGGCGTGTCGAACTCAGAGATTAGTGCTGCAGGTAAGCATAGTATGTGGCAGAATGCGATTAGAACTTCATTAGGTTCACTATCTGAGAACCAGAAAATTTCTTTAAATCTTTTAATTCCTTTACTTCTCATAGCATTGAGATTGTTTCAATGAATGCAACCTTGATGCGAATCCACAAACGTTTGCACCAAGGAAGTTCCTTGAACTCTACTGTATCAAATATTGGATGCTTCTCCATACGTCAAAGATATGGATATGCGAGTAACTTACTCTTGACCAGAGTACTTCTCCCAATAGTAAATATAAAGCTGAGTCACCTTGTCGTGTAGTCTACCGTCTTGAGGGTACGCTTCGGGAGAGATGTTATTGGTCTGTCCGTTGTGTATTACAATATGGCAAGGTGGATATGGACCAGACTGTGTAGGCTGTAGTGTTATCTTGATTTCATTAGCGAAGCACCAAGATATAGCCTCGTGGTATTTAGGATGAAAGTAAGTGGAAGGCTGTCTGGATTGTTTCTTAGGCATTCTTGGTAAAGTCGAACTCTAATGTAACAAAAAGTAGTTCGAGTACCAAGGTATTTGACATAAAAATATAGCTGATTCCTAGGGCAACCATCCCCTTGTTTAAAAAGCTTCTAACCTTCATAAGATGTATAGTTCATTTCGTGGTCGTTCTTACACATCGAATATACAATAGAAATATTATCTAGTGCCTGCTCCATCTTAGAAGCCATGTAAGAGCTTATCTCTTTCTTGTTAGCAATGTATGGCTCAAGCATTGTAATCTTCTTAGCGAGCTGATTAAAATCATCTTGGAAAGCCTTCGCATCTGGCTTGGCTTCCTTCATCATTTCACTGAAGGCATCTTGTGCCATCTTTAATTTCTTTGCATTCATACTACATCTTCTTTTTTTGGTTCTGATATCTTCTAGACAATCTCTTAGCTTTACGTAGCTTACCTGCTTTCAAAGCATCCATACCTTTCTTTCTAATGTTAGCTCCTTTTTGAGCAGCTTTCTTTTGTTTAGCGGTTTTAGTAGTAGCTCGCTTAGTAATTTTACCAGCTACAGGAGCAGCGATAGGACTAACAGCAACATCTTTCTTGATTGCATTAAGACGTTTAGCCCTAGGTCTTGTTTCTATTTTCTTCGAATCAGAAGCAACAGTAACAGGGCTAAGAGTTTCTACTCTTGGCTTTTGTTTTGCTTTCTCTCTAGCAATGATTGCATCGTTATACTTCTTCCAATCAGCAGCAGTCTTTAGATTTTTCTCTGGGGTAAATCTAGAGCCGTACTTTTTATTTAGCTTGATAGTGTTGTTTCTATCTGACATACCGTTTATTTTTTATAAAGATATGTAGTTGTAGTCGTATTTATTCGAACGGCAGGTACGAGGTCTTACCATCTACTCGCACTGCTCGCAACACCTTGTTTTTGTTATTTCCCTTCTGGTAACTTACATGCACCCAGTCAGGATTAGTGTCGTCTCCGAACTCCCATATTAGCTGGTTAAACTCTAGATATTTCTTAATCATATTGAATATCATAGCGTTAGTAATGGGTGAGTTTCGGTTGTCTTGGTCGAGGTCTAAAGCGAATCCAAAACAATGCTCGCTTGTCTCGCTTCCACCGATTGCACGGTTCAAACCAGGAGACCTGTATCCTGATGAGATATAGATTGGACACTCAAAGTATTCTCGTATAGGTTGGAAGATACACTCTGCTGTTTGCTTTAGGTTAGCTATTATCTTTTCGTTAGGGGTATTGTCAATCCCCAAGCGAGTAGCAGTATTAGATTTAACCACTTCTGATAACGATAGATTCTTTGATAGTTTCATCTTAGTCTATTACGCTTTTAAACTTAGGCTTCTTTCTTTTCTTAGGTTTCTTTTCTTCTTCGTTCATACGTTGAAGTGTATATAAGCCAGACATGATGTCTCCAGAGAAAGGAATACCTTGATAGATGACTGCTGTCTTTAAGATTTCTAAGAATAGTTCTTGTGCATCTTCTTTTTCTAATTCACCTTGAGCTGCATCTAATGCAGTTTCAACAGATTTCTTAGCAAGCATTACGGGTTCTCCAATAATAGGAACTGTCTGTCTAAGTAGGAAGTTAGAACCAGATAATCTCTGTGCGAATTTATTCAATCCTTCTAGCACAGTTAAGTCTTCTTGGTCCATATATCTAATAGTTCCTCTCACCGCACCAGACACTAAACCATATCCGATAGCAGGTGCTCTACCTATACTTGATAATAAAACAAATTCAGCAACCGCTTGCTTAGCTGCAGTCGTCCACTCTCTTTCCTCTTCCTCATCTGCGAGTCCAACACCTAAGAATAATTGCTGCCATAGCAGGCTCATTAGGTGACTAGTTCCAACTGCATAGATAATACTCGCTGCACTCGCACCCGCTAATCTTCTAGCAGCTTCTTCTTTAGTCATCGTTCCACCTTCAATACCGAAACGACCATCAAGCAAACTTCTTACTGCATTACGGTTTGATTCGTAGTAGAACGTTCTGAAGGTTCTGAACATATTCTGTAAGTACTTCATAGTACCTTTATTTCTAAGAGCTTTTTGATTCATATCAAAAGCTCCACCTGCAAAACTTTCTTTAAGGAATACATCAGCGTAGTTACCCGCTTCTTTCATTGCGAGTCTATTCTGAATAAACAAGTCTGCGTCTGTAAGCATTGCTGAGCTATACTCAATTCCAGTTATCTCCTGGAATCTTTCCTTGAAGATTGCGTTCCATGCTACCGCTCCAATCTTGGTATCGGACATTCTAACAATCTTATCTCCAAAGTTCTTGATGCCTGTTTGTATTTCACCAAGTCTATTCATAGCATTCTTAAATGCTACGTATGCCTCTCTGAACTCACCGTCTTTCTTCCTAACCTTATCCCATATACTAGGAGTTTGTTTTGCTCCAGTGATTCTTTCAGCCCCAATCCCCTCCGCAGAGTAGAAAGCTTTACCTGTCTTATTGAAACGCTCTCTGTGAGCAGAGCCTATCTTATCCATGATAGTTCTTGTCTCATTCATTGTAGCATTACCTATGTTCTCTTTAGAATTAAGAACCATAGCTCTAGCTACTGTAGGACTAGCTATCGAAACTAAAGCAGCGTTTGAGAATAATTCTATAAACCTTCTCGCTGATGCGAGGTATGTAGTATACGTACCTGCTAACATCTTCTGGATAAACCTCTCTGCCATATTGGTTGGTCTATCCATCTTGTACTCAAAGCTATTAATGATACGTTGTCTGATATCATTCTTAAGTGCCACTGCGAGTACTTGAGTCTCGGCATCTCCAAGCTTAGCGAGTATGTTTAGTTGAGCTTGTATGTTTCTAAACTCTTCCCCTAAGTGATATGCTGATAGTACTTCGTTAGTTGCGTAGTTAGCAGCAAACATTAAATCAAACACAGGCTCTCTACCACCCTGTAGTTTTCTTAAAGTACCATCTGTATTTCGGTATGACTGACGACTAATACTTGTCTTGGCAAAACCTAGAGTGTTAGCACTATCTGTATTGAGTAACGACTCAATCATATCTGCTTTCACTTCTCCTGTATTAGCATTCTCTTTCGTAGCTACATATATATAGTTATCAAATACTTCTACTTGTGTTTTGTTTTGGAACTCTTGTAGGTGTCTAACTCTGTCTCTACTGTCTCGCATTCTTTTAGATACAAAGTCTATAATCCCCATCCCAGATTCTTTAGTAGCACCCGTCATTGCTCCCATGAATTTTAAGAAGCGTTCTACTTTCTGGATATCAAGTGTATTGTTTTCTAGCTTAAAGTCTTCAAATAATTCTAAGTATCTATTATTCTCTACGTTGTTCTTGTTCTTGATTGAAGCAATTAAAGACTCATATAGTTTAGGGACTTTATTAGAACCTGGGTTAGATAAGTACTGCTTCTCAATAAGGTACATGTGCCCAAGCATGTTCACGTCTGAATTAGTATACTGTGTACCTTCGAATCTTGCAATAGGTTTTACCTTCGCAAACTTCTCATTGTACTTAGCAATATCTATCTCTCTCTGAGACTCGATAACTGAGAATGATTTTGATATCTGATTGTATAGAATAGGAATAACCTTATCTACTTGACGCTTGAAGAAAGGCATAGCACCAGTAGTGGTTCTCTTTTGAAGAGCATCCATCTCAGACTTAGTTAGTTCTTCTGATGGAGTAGTAAGCTCTCTCGCTTCACGAACAGCTACTCGCTCTTTGATAAGTCTCCCATTCGCATCTACCATGATGCTCATGTTTCCAACCTTATCTGCTAACTCAACAGCATTTACTGCAGCCTCAAACTTTCTAATGATGCCGTAAGCCATTGGCGGTAGGTATCCGTGCTGTAATGATTGTATTGTTTGGAAAAGTCTACGCACCTCGCTGTACTCCATGTAATCCTCCAGGACTTTTATCTCAGTCTCAGAGAACTTAGGCTTGATGATAGCTAGTATCTTGTCTAGAACTTTCTCACTCGCATAAATATCTCCCTGAATATATTTTCTTGGGATACCTCTCTGGAAGTATCTCTTAGATGATTCTACTAAACCAGAAACAACATTCTTGTTTCGTAGGTCGTTTCGAGCCATGTTAGTTATAGACTTTCTGTTTGATTTAAGAATCTTTACAAAGTCCTCACCTCCGTCTAGCTTCTCAGCGATAGCCTCCATGTGAGTATCTGTAAGGTCTAGTTGTTCTACACTAATCTTCTTATATCCTGCAGCAGCGAGCTCATCTCTTTGTTGTAGTAATATCTCTGTAGCAGAACGCACAATATCATTCTTAACTAGAGCTTCTCTTCCTTCGTATTTAGTTCCTGTCATTCGGTCTGAGAACTTAGTGTTCTTCAGTCCGCTCAAGTATACTTCTGAAGCGTATCCTCTAATCTCAGATATGTTTTCTTTAACAAACTCTAAATCAGTTTCAGTAAACTCTTGTACGTCAAACTCAATAAACGCATCACGTATTGCATCGATTGCTTCTTGGTCAGATGTGTATCCAGCTGGGTCTTCATCTATAGATGCGAGTAATATGCGAGCGTATTCTACTACCTTGTCGTGAGTAGTAAAATCTAGAGCTTCTCTGATTTTCTCTGCTAATTGAAGTGCAGGCTCTAGTTGCTTAGGCAACGGCATTACTTGTCTAACTAGCTCTGGCACTACCTTGTTATATTCCTTAACTAAGTCTAAGCCTATAGTAGCACCTGTGTTGGGGTTTATCAATCCCCCAAGCTCATTAATATCTACAGTAGTTAGTATTCCTAACTTACCATAATACATAGAACCAACTCTTCTTGGAGTTAGTCGTTTCTTAAATTCTTGTTGAATTGATTCAGCAGGACGTATGATGTTCTGCCTTGTAGCTTTCGTGTGCTTAATTTGAGCAAGAGATTGTCCGAAAGGACGAATAGGGGATTGACCTAATACTTCGGTGATTGCGTCACGAAGGTCTTTCCTTCCAGCTCCTTGGTTTTGTTCTTTGCTCCGATACTCTCTAAGAATTGTTTCATAGTCTCCTTCTGAGATGAAGTCGACATCGGCTTCGTAGAACTCTGTAGATTGGATTTTTGATTTGTAGGTTTCATAAAATGATTTTACTCTTTGTACGTCTCCGTCTTGAGCGAAGATAGTAATTATTCTTCTATCAGTATCATAAGACAATCCAATAACACCTTCAGCTCTTAAATCAGTAACAGCTTTAACAGCGTCTTTCTCGTTCTTAAATACTATATCTATTGATGTAGATTCTCCGCCTTCTTTGACTCTAGATACTATAGTAGCTTCTTGTGGTTCAGCTACCAATCCCATATAAGCAGCGAAGGCTCGAATATCTCCAGCATTACCTTTTACATCTAGGTTGTTAGAGTATTCAAGAGCACCTTCCCATATACCAATATTGGTTGTAAGATTAGATACGGTAAGATTAAACATCTTAGCTGCATCAATAAATTTCTTTCTGTAGGTTTTAAATATTTTTCCGTTCTTAATATCAATGATATCTTTTACGGTAGGGTTATTGCCTTTGTATTTTTCAGCGAAGAACTCTGGGAATACACGTATAGGTGCAGCAGTTACTCTTGATTGAGTAACATCATCTTCAACGAAAGGTCTAGCTTCGACTCCTTCCAAAGTAACTTCTTCTACTACATCAGCTCCTCTACGCTCCGCATAGTAGTACACGTTAGTTGCGTCTAAAGGAATACTAGGAAGTATATCTCTTGCGTTTACAAACGCTTCAACAACACCATCAGCCTTACCGCTAATAGCAAAAGGATAAGCTTTATGCTCTGCAGCCTTAGGCATTTTTCTTACCTCTACTCCTATCTCTTCAAGCTGAGAAATAGTTTGACGACTTACTTTACCAAACTCTGCTTCATTTACAAACAGCACTTTGCCTGGAGTAACTACAGTTACTAAGTCTCCTTCCTTAGCCTCGGTAGTTATGTCTTCCGATGCGAGCGATACGAGTTGTCCTCGAGTAGGCATACCATAAGTGTTCTGCATAACACTCTTACGTGGAGTACCTGTAACATCTGGGAATACTAGTAAGAAGAATTGTCTGTACGTTGCAAAGTCCATACCAGAAACATAATCAGTAAGCTCCTGAAGAGAAGTCATTGCTTTTACATCTGATTGGAACTTAGCGTATATTGGGTTTTTTCCTGTGTATAACAATGCATCTGATAAATCAGACATAAACTGATTGACATCAAAAGATTTTAATATATCTTCTACTATGCCCTCTTCTCCGAATATCATATCTCGAATCTCTCTGTTTGCATACAGAGAAGATTCTTTAGATGACAAGAACAATCCAAGCTTTTGAATGTTGTTTGAGTTTATCTTCTTAAGTACACCTACTGCCTTACCTAAACCAGCAAACGCTGCTACGATTCCTGCTTCATTTACAGGTCTCAGGAATGGATGTAGTACCCCTCCCATAAGGTCTTTCTTAACAGTCTTATTTCTAGTGATAGGGTTAGTATACTCTACATCTCCAGTGCGTAAGTTGTCATAGACTATCGGCTCCATTGTGTTGCCTGCTATACTTGATAGTTCAATAATTGGAACATTATCTATAATCTCTGTCCTGTTTCTTACCTTAATCTTATTGATAGGCACACCTTTTATGTCTATCCTAGCTACTACACCTACGTCTCTTATTTGTCTTCCTGTAGCGAATGCTTCACTTATATTCTTAATAAAGTCTTCTAAGTTAGATTTATTATCTCCGATTACAATCCCCTTGTCTAATCCTAAAGCATCAAGGATTCTCATGAAGAAGTCTTTGATTCGCTGAGGTATTGTTCTCTTTTCTTTTAAAGATTTAAGTGCTGCTCTAGCTATAGCATCAACAACAGCTTCCTCCTGCATTACGTTTTTAACATCCTCTTCACCTAAATATTGACTCACAAACTTTTTAATACCTGGTATTTGCAAGGCTTCTTGCTCAAGTTTGTTTGCGAGCTCTGTGTTGTTAATTAAAATTCTTTTAGCTATTGGATGAACAAACTCGTGAACCAGAACTCTTTCTGGAGCAGTCTCTTCACTAAGTATTATGGTATTAGAGTCTATATCATAATAACCACCTGGCACTTCTTCTGTTCTTCCTTCAACTAGGGTTTCTAGTTCTTTTAATTGAGCTGCAGTTTTATAAAACACAACTCGCATAGGCGAGTCAATAAAGTCTGTAGTGCCTCTAAAATTTCTTGTAGCTCTAAGTAGTTTTCTAGCAAACTTAAGCTTAGGGGATTGCTTCTCAAATTCTAACATATCTGCCTGAGTATCTTCAGCTGTTATGATAGCATCTGGTGCAGTAGGCTCTCCTTCTTCAAAAATCTTATCTAACTCTCTTTGATAAGTATCTAGCGAAGTAGTTACTTCTTTATTATACTCCTCGTTAGTTATAAACTTAGCTTTGAGTTGATTATCTAAAGCTTGTATTTCATTTACTAAGGTTTGTTTGATTGGACTGTAAGCTACCTCATCTTCTTCTACCTCTATAGTACCTACTACTTTCTTAGTTGATTCAGCTACAGGTTCAGCTGTTGGTTGAACTGGTGCTAGTCCTTCTAGCTTAGTAGATAGCCTCTTAGCTCGGTTAGCTGCTTTCTTAGCTTCACGCTTAGCGTTCTTGATGTCTTCTTTATAACCTTGTATTAGAGAAGCATTATCATCTTTGATGTCTTGCTTCTCAGCTTTTAGTTCTTCGATTGCATCTCGCTTAGCTGCTGCAGTTTTCTTACTCGCTCGCACCTCTTTGATTCTCGCATCAATATCTGCTATCGCTTCTTTCAGGTTACCCTTCTCTATATCAATCTCCTCTTGAGTATTCTCTACTTCAATCTCGTAGGTTTCGATATCTGATTCTATCTGAGCTATCTCGCTTTCTAACTCCTCCATCTCTGGAGTCTTAGTTGGCTTAGCTTTTTCTACGGGCTTATCCTCCGCAGTCATTACTTCTGGAGCTACCTCTGGAGCAACTTCAGGAGCTGCTTCCTCTGTTGTTTTGTATTGAGACCATTCCTGCTTAGTAAGTGTCCCGTCTTCATTAACCTTGTAAAGGTCAAAGTTGTCTATATTTCTACTGTCTGGTTTTAGTGTTCCAATCCCCTCGGATTGTTCAAAGCTCTCAACGTTTAAGAATTGTCTGCTAGGTATAAAGTTTTCATCTCCCTTTGCTGTTATAACAAACTTAACCCCTTCATTAACTTTTCCAGAATACAATCCACCTCTTTGGAAGTTAGGGGATTGTCTATTGAATCCTTGCTTATCAGCTTTCTCAGTAAGAGTCTTAGGAACTCTCTCATCAAATGTAGCTATATCTTCATTCTTACCTACTAACTGACCTGAGTTAGCCCAATTACGGATAGCCTCCTCACTTCTTGTCTGATGTGTAAAAGTATCTTCAGTTTCTATGATAGCTTCTGGAGCTACCTGAGCTTCTGTTTCTACAGTTACTTCTGGAGCTGCTGCTTCTAACTCAGCTCGCTTAGCTTCTATCTGAGCGGTAAGTGCTTCATCATTTTTTACTCGCACTTTCTCTAGCTCTTTTAAAGTAGTGGCTCTCTTTACTCTTTGAGTTGCTTGTTTTCTAGTAATTGCTTCACTGCCGTCAAAGTATGTTTTATCTTCTGATACTGCAGCTAGGGTTATGTCATCTTCTGGCAACCCCGTAGTATTATTGTCAGTAAGCACATTAAATGTAGTGCCCACTCCACCAAATACACCACCCATAATTCCACCCATCAAGGCTTCTTCCATCACAGGTTTCCAATCGAAGTCTAAGCGAGTTCCAGTTGCTCGCTCTACAGTTTCTATTTTAGAGAACTGCATATTAGCACCCTGTAATCCTTCAGTAACTCCTTCCCAGAATCCAGACTTAGCAATACCTAAACCAATTTCAGCTGCTTTAGTTTTACCTATCTTCTTGATTCCCTCTTTGATTCCTTGTTTCAGAATTTGCTTACCAAGGCTTTTGACTGGAGTTAAAATAACAGAGGTAATACCTGCAAGACCAATAACATCTAACCCTCCTGATATTACACCAGAAGATTGTGAGAGTGCTGCACCGTCATCACCTCGCTCCACAATATCTAGAACATCTTGAGTTGTGTAATCGTCTCCTTTTTCTTGTCTAGCTATCTCAATGATTTGTTCTATGTAAGTATTTCCAGCTTCAAGGATTGTTGTTCCGATAACTGGTGCTACTACAGCAACCGCCATATTAGGAACTTGCTCGGCAATATTTCTCATAATATTACCAAAACTCATATCCTCTGTAAGACCTTTAGTCTGACTGATTCTATTTACAAACTCATTAAGTTCTAGTGCTGATTCTAGCTTTGGAGATATTTCTTTAAGTTTAACATCAGACATATCTCTAACAACACTCGCTGCTTCTGATGCAGTCATTAATGTTCCAAAGTTAGATTCTTGAGGTATGTCAATCCCCTCCTTCTGAGTAACTTTCATATAGTTACCTTTCTCAGAAAGATATACAGGTTGATTAGCATCCATATCTTCTAACTCTTTTAGTGAGTTAGAAAGCTTATTGTAACGTTGAGAATCATCTGCTAAGTCGTAAGCTTGAAATGCTTGAGGTATCTTATATACTATAGCATCTCCAAATGCAGATATTATACCTTCTCCTTTTGCTGTTGAAGATAGTATCCCCATAAATGGATGAATGGTAGATGACATCGATTTTAAGGAGGCTTCTTTTTGAACATCCGCTATATCTCTGCCTTCATCTCTCAGTCTAGCTTGATACTCACTAGTGATTACATCCTTGAGTTCAGCATCATACTTATCTAGTAAGGCTTTGTATTCTTCGTTTTCGTTGAATGCGTTTTTACGCATCTCCTTAAACTGTTGCTCAATTTCTTTATTAGCTTGAGCAATAGCTTCGGGATTGTTTCTATCAAACGAAGGATTGTATAGGTAAGAATCTACTAGTCTATTGTATCTTCTTTTTAAACTAGCATTTATATTGTCTGCAATAGCAGAGAACGTTGGGTCTTTCTTTATTACTTCAGAGTACTTGTCAATCGTTTTCTTTCTGTAGTCTTTGAAAGCATCTGCAGAGGACTTCTCATAGAAGCCCATAAGGTCGTCACCAACCGAAGTATCTTCCTGCGATAACGATTCCCCATCTTCTTTTTTTTTAAAAGAATCCTCTATCTTAAGGGAGAATGAATCGAAATCACCAAGCTCGAAATCATTAGACGCAAACTCGTATAGAGCCTTTCTCTTTTCAGGGTCTTCTAGTTTAGTTTTAAATTCGTCAAATGAACCTAAGTCGTATTTAGCACTTAGGGCTCCGTATAGTGATTCTAGTCTATCCATAATTAGAAACCAGGTATAGTTTGTTTTTGACCTTCAGTCGAGAATGTTAGTGGTACATCAAATACCGTTGAGCTAAATGCGGTTAGGTCATCTGAGCTCTCAACAAAAATACGTTTAGTATCCTTGCCTCGCTTATCCTTAACAAGGATTCCAAAGTCCTTAGTTACATATTGTTGTAGTGGCTGTATAGCTGAGTAAGCATCGTCAATACTAGCGAAGTCATCTTCGTAATTTGATTTCTTACCTAGTATATCTCTAGCTCCTTCAATAAGCGTTTCAAGTCCTGTAGTTACTTGAGCGGTTTCACCAGACTCTTCGTATTGAGTAATTAGTTTATTAACTTCTTTGTTATCCATCTCTCTTAATACCTCAAGAATATTCTCTGAGCCTTGCTCGTACTCTTGTTTGATATCAGGAAGATTAACAAACTCTACGTTCTTCAGAGCTTCTTTACCAGCACTTCTACTGATGCGAGCGTAGTCTTGTGCACTTGGGTACTCTCCCTTGTTTATAACGCTTCCTACGCCCTGGAATGCTTGCACGGTGTCTTGATATCTGTTAGCTTCTAATAGTCTCTTAGTATCTGCTTCAGTAGGTTTAGGAAGTTCCATCTTCTGCTCTACCATTCTAAGCTTGCTTAAAGGACTTAGCATATTTTCTATTTCCTTTCTTACTTCTGGTAAAGTAGTTCTTCCTGCAATCCCCTCCCTTGAGGCATATACTTGCTGAGCTAATCTGTCAAGTGCTTCATCGTTAGCAGTGAATCCTGTAACCTTTCCAGATTTATCAAACTGTGGAGTGTAGTAATCCACGTTGTACTGGATAACTTCTGATTTACCATCAGCTGTAGTATAACCTACATCAGTTGTTCTACCTCCTGCTAATTGACCTGCAGTAGCTGTAACGGCACTTCTAACATCTACGTTATTCTCTACGATTCTATTAAAAAGAATAGAAGGGTTGTCAGCATTGATGCTGTCACCCTTGAAAAGAATCTCTGGATTTTTAAATGCGTTAGTTAACTGGTCAATAGCTTGAGTCTTATTAATTACTGTTGGGTCAGTAGCTATAATTTTAAGACCTTGGTCGTAAGCACCTCTAAGTTGCTCGCTTCGTAGAGCAGCATTCTTAATGTTTCTTGCCTGGTTCTTAATCTCTCTTAAAGTCTCTGGGTCAAAATCGAATCCATCAAACTTTACTTTACCCTTCTTTGTAGTGCGGTATTTGTAAATGCTTTCTTTAGCCTTGTTGTATAACTCGTCTACTTTTCCAGCAATAACTCCTTGATGAGCTAAGTCACCTTCTTCTTTAAGTGACTCAATATTTTCTAATACGGTGTTAGCAAACTTCTGTTCTTGAAGTCTCTTATCCATATAGGTCTCAACTCCAGCTACAACAAATTGCTGTGCTCTCTGTAAGTCTTGTTCTATACTTCTACCTACTTGACCGTAGTCTATTTGTGATTGATATCTAACAGCCATCTTATCCTCCGAATAAATCTTTTGTGGTTAACTGGTTTTGACCGAATTGTCCTGCTGCCATCAATCCCCCGCCTATAGCACCTAGACCTGCACCTAGAATACTTGTAGATTGTCTAGCTAGTTGTGCTTGATTCTGTTGAGATTGGAAATCTAATCCTAGTTGCTGTGCTCCTAATTGGAACTGAGCTAACTGACCAGCTTCTGTAAGACCTAAGTCTGCGAGTCGTAATGCTCTGTCTCGCTCGCTTTCGTATGAAGCCATTTGGGCTGCTCTCTGAGCTTGAACCTCAGCTTCTGTAAATTGTCCTTCAGCACCAGCCTGAGCACCTAATGCGGACAATACTTGTTGTCCTCCTAATTGTCCTGCTTGTAATACAGCTTGACCACCTGCTTGTAGTGCACTAAGCTCTCTAGCTCCTGCAGCTTGTTCAGCCATCATTAATCCTCTCTGTGCTTGCATAGCTCTCTGCTCTCTAACTCCTCCGAACTGTTGAGATAGTTGTCTCTGAGCTGCCATCTCTTGTCCTTGTGCTTGACTGATTGCAGATAGTAATGCTGAGCTACCACCACCAACCCTACGTTGTTGAGCAATAGCTTCTGCTGTTGCTTGACGAGCAGCATCACGTGCGAGTTCTTCACCCGCAACTCTACCATCCGCTGCTAATGCAGCTCTGGTTTCTGCTCTGCCCATTTCTCTAGCTGATATATCTTGTGCTGTTCCTGTAAGTCCTGCACCGTATTCCTGGGCTGCTGCGAGTAGGGCTGATTGTTGTTCTCTCGCTTCTCCAGCTAATCCACCATACATTCCTCGAGCTGCACCAAACTCTAATTGAGCTAAGTCTCCTTCTCCAAGTACACGTAAACCTTCTAGGTCTGAACGTACTCCTGATATGCCTTGCTGAAATTGTTCTTGTATTCTTCGTTGCTCAGCCATAGCTGAAGCACGTTGAGAAGCTAATGCTCTCTGTTGCTGTTTCAAAGCTTTACGCTTCTTACCTGCTGAGAACATACTTCCTATCGCACCAACTGCTCCGCCAAGTAAAGCTAAGGGTATTGCCATAGTTTTATGATATTACAAGATATTAGTATAAGTTACTAAATATCTATGGTTCCTTACAAATTTATACGATTTATTTGTTAAGAGAGGTGTCCAGAGGATAGGTCAGTTTCAATGATGACGTTGTTCAGTCTAGTTTGTATGTCATTGTTTCTTAGTGTTAGCTTGACATCTGTTATAGAACCTGTAACGTGGTCTCCTGAAACCAATCCCCCAGTAGAACCTGAGTCTCTTAAAATATGCGAGTAAAGAACTCGCTCCTCTGCAAAGTAGTTTGCTTCTACCAGCTCAGTGCTTTGTCCGTTCTCGTTATCGATATCCACTCTAATAAGCTCCGACTTAACATCGTTAGCGTTATTATAGTCATAGATATCCATGTTCGTATATATCTTGATGTTCTTCAGAACTTCTGGCAGTTGTGTGTTCATCACGTAAGTAATGTCTGCGTCTTTCTCTGTTCCAAAGAACTCTGTGTAATCTGATTGTAATGACTCGTAGTATTCTACATTGCTACCCGAAGTCTTAAATAGTAGCATATTCTCTTCTCTGGTTTCTGCTGCTTGAGATGTGATATCGTAGAATGATATCCATCTGTTACGTCCTTCATGGAAACCTACAGACTTAGTATCTGAGTCAAACTGTATATGGTAAGTGTCGTAGTATGGGTCGTAGAATCCTAGACAATCCCCTGACTTATCTAAGAAGTATGACTTCATAAAGTAGTCTGATATAGGAGTTAGTCCGTCTGCTCCGTATCGCATTACCTTCTTCTTGTTGTTATCCCAGAAGTATATGTTACCTGCGTACTGGACTATAGAGCGTCTATGGCTTGAGCCAAATCCGCCTTTTAGATTTCTTACTGTACCAATGACGCTTTGAATACTAGAAACAAATCCGTCTCCTGTTGTTCCAGAAAGAACTGCTTCACCAATATAAAGCGAGGCTGTTTCTCGCTCGCATATTGCAAGCATTATATCCCCGTCCGACTCGACTTTACTTGCTCTCTTAAGCGATGTGATTGCTCCGTTCTCATACGGCACTTCAGCTTCTTGAACAAACGAGAATGACGAAATGGGGTTAATGTTTGTCCCCTGGATATATTTACCTCCATATTTTATTTTAGATTCGTTTCGGTTTCTTGATTGATTGTCATATTCAACTAATACTTTACCGAGATTTCTGTCCCAATTAGAATTTCTAGTTGTTCCGTTTACTTTACGAATCAATACTTTTACATTATGCTCAAGGTTTTGAGCTAATATATGGTCGTCAGAGTGAGTGCTATTGATACTGTAAGTTCTCATAGCGACATTAATAAACGTCATATCTCCCTCTATAGGATTACTGTTTATGTCAAAAACCACTGGTTGATTTAAGGAAGGGAAATCTGTATCTATACTTCTAAGCTCACCAGTTTCATAGAAAATTTGAGTGTCTTCAAGCGAGCGAGGAGAATAAATTTCAAAGAACATTCTCCAAACCTCTACATCATCTCCTGCATTTAATGAGTTTCTGGTGTCATAAGTAACTCCGTAAGCACTAGTTTCAAAGCTTTCTCCAGCGGTCCATTCTACATATATAAAATTGTCTGATTGTCCGACAACCTTCATGTTTCTAATAACCTTACTAGAGCTAGTAGATGATAGATTTAAATTTATTCTATCTCCTGCCTGATAGGTATACGTGAATCCAGATTGAATCATACCAGATATATCAAGGACTAAATACAGTATATCTCCTCGATACGTATCTCTAATATATCTCATGTCTTCTTCAGTACCGTTCTTAATTTTCCAGAAGTAATGAGAAGCATATCCTTCGTATGAGAAATCTTTAGTAAGATTCTTAGTCATTACTACTTGATAGTACTTAGCCCAGCTAGGAGTATCACCCATTCTTTTTAAGGTGACTTTTGGATTTATAGGATAATCAAAATTACCTGTCTCAAAATCCTTATAAACTTCAACACCTCTAGTTCTTAGGTATTCATCATAAAAAGCAATTCCTATCTTATACTGAGATGCATTTGTAAAAGCTTTAATTCCATACCCACTAACTCTTGCGTAAGAAAGGTCTGAATAGTTTAGATAAGATTGTGGATTATCAGTTTGAATAGACCCTGTAAGCTGAGTGTCAGAGTCGTCAATCTGGATAAACATATTATGAGGGTCGTTATCAAAGTCGTCTTTATTGTTAGCTAAAAAGACTCTGTTGTTAGCAACCTCTATTGTTTTAGTTTCTAGTGGAATAGTATCAAACAACTTCGTTGACTCTTCTGATGGTAACGCTTCAAACAATTCTCCTGAAAAAGTAAAGAACGTTTGTTTACTAACGTCTAGCGTAGCACATCTTCTAAACACACCTTCATTACCTACTCTAGCATATATGTCTAGATACTTAGCATAGGTTGGGTGTGAAGAACCTACTGTAATTCTATATTTAGCTGGACTATTAAGGTGAGCGTTATTAACGATATACTCTTTAGCCTCTATAACTTTAGATATAGGACCGATAGCAGATACTTCTCCAGAATCATAAACATATCTGCCTACGAACTGAATACCATTTTCCTTAAATATCTCCTTATCTAATGCCATGTTATGAGCTTGATTGAGGGTTAACGTTAATGAATGAATCTAATGCTACCGCACTCCATGCAGGTTGAACAACTGTACTTAACTGGCATTTGATTTTAAACTGAGCACTAATAGTAAAGCTACTGAAAGTAGTACTTCCTGAGCTAACTATAGATGCATTAGTTATTTTAGAACCTACCGAACCTAGAGTTATACTTATTTCTTCATCGCTCTGACTACTAAACTTAGATAGTGTAAATACAATATAAAGATAGGTAGAACCACTCGCAGCAGTGTTTACTGGGAATCTCTTACCGTATACATTTTTATTACTAATATCCCCTGTATAGGTGGCTAGCGACAATCCCGTAGGGTTTGATGTATCAGAAGTATCTAAGTACATCTTATTAATAGTCCACGTCCAAGTACCAGGAGCTACAGTGTCTCTAACAACTATTGGACGAGTCGTAAGTATACCTGATATGTTAGCTGTATTAGAATCAACAGTACCATCGTTTGCAGTGTAAGTTATTGGATTACTCGCAGAAATACTCGTTACACTCGCATCCTGTGGTGGAGTATAAAGTAATCTATCAACCGAGTTTTCTATACTAATACTACCCCCATACTCTGAAGGAAGTGTAGCACTATAAGTTAAGTCATCTCCATCTGCATCTGTAACGCTATAAATGAAGTTCACTCTGTGATTTACTTCTGTGCCTGTTGGCTCAGCAAAAGACGTTACGTCATTAGCAACTGGAGCTGAGTTCTGAGGTGCTACAGAATTTACTGTAACAGCTATTGTATTTGTCGTTGCTGTATTTCCAGCAGCGTTAGTTACAGTGATAGTCAAACTATATGAGCCAGCTGTAAGAGCTGTAGCTGTAACTAGGTTTCCATTAGAATCAACTTCGAACTGTGAGTTACTAGATGTAAATACTAATCCTTCTGTGTTAGCAGGGTCAGATGTTCCAGAGGTTGCTGTTATATCAATCCCCGTATCAAACCCAACAGCCTCATCATCATCAATAGATAAAGTGTATGCGGAAGCTGATATTGTAGGAGTAGCTCCAGTAAGAGTTAAAGTAAACTCCTCTGAATAAGAGAGGTTACTAGAATCTACTACCTTAAATACAGCTGTAAAGCTTCTATCTGCTGTATTATTATAACTAAATGTATCTGCTGACTGAAGCACCGCTGTAGTGTCTGATGTGCTTGAATCTACTAACGTGAATCTAGAAGAAGCGTCAGTACCATTAGCATCTAATATTGATTCTAATGTAAATGATAGACTAGTCTCTCCAGCAGTATCTGTAGCTGTAACCGTAGCTATAGTGCCTCCTGATGCGAGTGATTCTGAGAATGATGTTGTATTAAGAGATAAGTCAGTAGGGGCTACACCCACGTTTTCAACTTCAAATACAAAGTTGAATGTAGGTGGCTTCTTGATAAGCGTTAAGTCTGCAATATCTGATATAGTAACCACATCTCTTTCTGTATACCATGATAACGGAGTTCCGTTGTCGTGATAGTTCCAAACTAAAACATCCCCAACCTTTTTAAGGTCTGGGGTGAAGTCTGTAGTCACATCGTGCGTGTACTTTACTTTTTCTGTAAAAGTAGTATCTCCCTCTGTGTATTCGAATATCTTAGCATAGGTGTCTCCTTTTACTAATATGTACAACACCCCTAGATTATCTACTACTGCAGCTTTCACTACGGGATTGGTAAGACCAGAGGCAAAACTCTTTACTGTTTTTATTGCCTCCATTGTTTTTAGAGAACCAGCACCCCCACTAGCAGACGTATCTAATACGATATTGTTAGCGTCAATGTAATCTCCTTTTGGTAAAAGATATTTGTCTACATCTTTATTTAAACCCCCTGTAGCTCTAAGTGTATTCTTCGGCATAACATTTTAGTTTTTGATTGAACCGTGAATACCTGTTCTTAGTGAGGCTATGATGTCTGCATAAGTAAGCGAGTTCAAGCGAGCTCGCAATCTCCTCTTAGCATTTACGTAGTCTTGTTTTGCTAAACCAACCTTGTTAAAAGATGCGTTGGTATGATAGTGTTTTTGATATATAATATACTTCTTAATTACATCCTGAGCGTATGGGTGTACTACGTTAGCTTCTGTAGTTGATACGCCATCAGTAATATAAGTAAGAGTTACTTTATTAACTTCCATTGCGTTATTAAATACTAACTCTCCAGAATCACTATCTACATTGTATGATTGTGATTGCTGTCCTGCAATCCCGTAAGCTCTACCTACGTGCTCACCATATTCGTTTACGTGTCCAAAATGTGATGTAGTAGTATATACTAAGTCTAAGTCGTAAGTAATGTTGTCCTGGTCTGCGTATGCTACTTTATTGCCTTGCCCATCGTATTTCTGAATGATATTTAAAGAAGGGTCTAAGCGAAGCGGTAAGACATGTTCTCCGTACTTAGCAGACACATCTACAATGTCAACACAATCTCCTGGGAGAATCGCTCTCATGTAGTCTGTTACGTCTAATTCCACAGACTTTACGTTACTAGCAGTAGCACCTGCATAGTTAGCAGAAACACTACCAGTTTCCCCTAAAGGAAAGTCGTAGTTTAATTCCTCTAAACATTGAATACCATAGTGCAGAAAACGCACGTAGTAATGCAGTGGAAACTGCATATCCATTAATGTATTTCTAACTATATGATTAAGTGTTACGGTCTTCATTTGCTGCTATTTCTGCTTGTGATACCTGTCCTATTCCAATCATTCTAAGAACTTCTTGAATCACATCTGATTCATATTCTGGGCTTAATGGTAGTATACCATTATCTCCTAATTCAGACAAGTCACTAACTAACAAGTGAACATCTACTAAAGTCGCTACTTGAATTTGAGCACCACCTTCTCCTATTCCTGTTATATTGTTAGTAAAGTAAATTCTTCTACCCTGCACGTAATACCCTGTCTGTTGTTCTAAGTAAGATGTATTTATACCTCCTGTTTGTGTTTCTCCTGTATATTCAACCCCCATGACTTGCCAATCTTGAGAAGAGATGGGGATGTAAGGACTCCAAGGCGTAGTTCCTAAATTAACTTGCCATACACCCATATCCATTGGAAGTGATATAGGTAGTGTAGGTAAGTCTACGTAAGCTCTATTTTTAGAACTTTCTGATTGTGCATTAAGTTGATATTTAACAAGATTACATCTTGGAATATCAATATACCCATCTGTAAATCTTTCAAAAGTCTGAGCTTTCAAAACTTTATTCATCGCTTGTTCGATGAGAATTTTAACTTCTCTTGTATCAAGCGAACGATTTATGTTCTCCTTATCAGAGTAACGAGCGTATATACGTTGTATGAGTTCTGCTAACTTCTTCTTAGTTGTTGCCATCTCTTAGTTGATTTGAATCTCTAACCGCCTCTAATTGGATGGCTTGACCATCTTTAATAGGGAAGCCTAGATACATTAAAGCTCTCGTTACAATGTCTGAGAATTGTCTCTTATCCCATTGTAGGTTTGTTTGTGCACCAAAAGGTGCAGCTGTGATTACCCCATTAGATTCAGTATATACAAATTCTGCATCTTGAGGCTCTCTAAAATACACAAGTATAAATGTGTATGTTTCATCAGTAGGTCTTGGAGCAAACTCAATCTTCTCTAGACCATCCCAAAATATAGTAGCGATGGGTCTTATAGTGTCGTCTGTAGATGATGTCTCTACTGTAGGAGGTGCAATAGCAGAACTCTTTCTATCTAGAAATTCATCCCACTTCAACAACTCTCCTTCGTGAAGATTATTGCTACTGTCTTTAAAATAGAATCCTACCGCAGATGAGTAGTCTGACGGTAGGACCTTTACACCATTGTTTACAGATGATAGAGTTATAGTTTCTCTAGATAAGAATAAGTGGTCATACTCGAACTCCTTAGACTTTCTGTAGTTATCTACAAGTTGGTCGAATAAGTCGTACTGTGCTCTGTTTACGGCACGGTCAATATCACCAGGAGAAACAAAAGCACCATAGTTCTTTTTAAGCGTTCCCCGTATAAACTCATGTACATCTGTAATTGGAATCATTAGTCTTCTAGATATTCGCTAAAAGTAAACATGAATGAAGGTTTTAATTTAAGACCCTCAAACTCGTCTACTTTGATTTTCTCGGAGAGGACTTTGATATCTTCCTCAGTATCAAAAAGCTCCGTCATTTCTTTCTGGAACTTCTTAACGTTCTTCTCAGGAATGGTAACCTGCCCATCCTTCTCCTCACCATACTTTTTAAATAGAGCGTTACGTTGCTCTTCTAACGTTTCTAATGGCTTACTAACTTCTGCAGCTAGTCTAGCCATTTTGTAAGCAAGTTTAGCGGATACACCGCCTTGCTCTTCTGCTGTTTGGTTGAAAGTTCCGATAGCGTTTGCTAGTGTCTGAACCTCAACGAGTTTCATTTTCTTTTCTGTGAACATAATGTGTATTGTTTAGATTTGGTAAATATACTATTATTTACATTCCTTTCTTGTGTTTCTGGCTCTTCGGTGGACTCTTCTTCAATCCCCCTTTACCAGCCCAAAAGAATTTATCAGCCCAGTAGGCTGCACTAGTCTTACCTTTTTTGATATTAGAAGCGTGTCTTGCTTTGAAAGATTTACGTGCTTCTGGACTATAGTTATGACCCATACCTTGTGCTCCGAATCGGATAACTTTTATCTTGTCTCCGTCTCGTACTGCAACAATCCCCTTCTTAGTGGGATGTGATGGAGTTCGCTTTGGTTTGTTAAGACCTTTTAGTCCGTACTTAGCTAGTTTCTTTTTTTCTGAATCTTTCATTTCGCTTTTCTTACTTTTTTAGCAACAGACTTCTGGTAGCTCGCTTTCTGCTTTCCTGCTTTACTCGCAGCTCGCTTACGTCTATTCGCTTCTTGTTTTTGACTTGATGACATAGATGACCTTACAGACTTAGGCAAGTATCTTCCACGTTGTGCTCTTGGTTTCTGAGCATCCTTTGGTGATACGTAGCCCCAATCTTGTTTAGTCCATTTACTTAAAGAGTTACTAGAGCTCTTTGCTCCCTTGTATTTTCCTCCTGCTTTCTTGTATCGCTGCACGGCAAGCTGAGCCTTTCTTGCAGACCATTGACCTGCACGTCCTCCCTTGCTTCCAGACTTTACACTGGCTACTATTCTTTTCCAAAGAGCTGGGTTTGATTTTTTAGATGTTGACATGATTATTTATTTTAAAAGTCTACTATTGACTACCGCCTCCACCTTCTGTTGGCAGACCGCCACCGCCTCCGCCACCGCCTGAACCAGCAGCTTGAGTGACAGTAACAGTATGTAAAAGATTATCGCTTGAATAACAGCTACCACTAATATATACGCTAAAGGTCAACGACCTGCTGCTTGTAGTGCTGTTAGTTTCTACATTTAAGTATCTTATTGTGCTGCCTGAAGAAGCAGTAAAATTAATTGCTGTACTTCCGCTACCTCCAGTTGTATCTGAACTAGTGCTTAGTCCTGCCCAAGACTGATTAATAGACATATAGATAATAGCCCCTGTACCTTTTGGAGTATAATCAAGGTCAAACTCCCATCTGAAACTCTGACCTGCTGCTGAAGCACTAATAGCTGTGCCTGTAAAACAAGCTGTATTAAAGTTAAGCTTCATACAGCCTAATTCCCTGTTACCTACATGACCTCTAAACTCAGACATCGCATAAGGAGTAGCAGTATATCCACTGCCTTGCTCTAAGTTTGGGTCGTAAGGAGCTACTACATTAAACCCATTGACCTGAAATACATTATCCATAGGTGGACAGAAGTTATAATCACTACCATTAGCGTTTCCTCCACGCATTAAGTCATACATAGATATGTTGGTTAGGTTAACGGTAGAACCACTAACATAACCATTAACACCTACGTCATTATATCTACGCTCCTTAGCGACACCTCGCATTGATATTTGTCCACTAGTTGGAACCGCCATTTAATCTTGATTTAAGTTCATCAATCTGTTCTTGTTGTTCTTTAACTGCTTCAATAAGCACACCAACTATTTTCTCGTAATCTACAGTCTTGTATACTTTATCGCTGTCATCCATTAAAGGCATTTTCTTCTCTCTTACAATCTCAGGAAGCACTTGTTCTACTTCTTGAGCAATAAGACCTAAATCCTTCTGTCCTTCTCTGTGACCTTTATTCCAAACATATTCAACTCCTCGTAAAGATTTTATTTTACCGAGTGCATTGTCTATTGTTTTTACTTCATCTTTTAATCTAATATCTGAAATAGTTGAAGAGTATGCAATAACATCTCCTTCTACATGAAGGTCGCCATCATTCTCTAATCTCATATCCTCAGCACTATCTAAGAAGAACCTTATAGATGTACTTGCAACTTGTATTCTATCTGCACTACCTGCTCTTCTTAATTGTAAATCTTCATCGTATGACTCAACAATTCCACTATTTACTGTGATTTGTTTATTAAAATAAAATTTCCCTCTATCTGTTTGAAGATGACAATACGAAGTATTCATCGGTCCTATCTCTACATTACCTGAGTTTGTAGTTATATTAAGAGAGTTACCACTACCTTTTAAAAGTTTAGTATTAGAATCATCAAGCTGCATTCTACCATAAACTGTTACTCCACCGTCTATAGTTCTAAGCCTTTCAGTACCATTTTCAAATAACCTTAAATAAGGTCGAGACACATTGTTTATCATGTACAATAAGCCATGGTTAGTACCTTCTGTGTCTTCTCCTTGCCAATATATATTTCCCTGAGCATGATTATAATTTCTGAACACAGTATTTGTCCCATCATGCCACATTCTAAAATCAGAGCCTGAACCTAAACGAATGACATCATTATCACTCATCTTCATATAGTTAGCACCCCATTCAGTAACTTCCCCTCCTGCAATAACTACTCTAAATTGGTCGTTATTATGGAACTGTAGATAAGTATTAGTGTCTCCTGTGTGGTATATTGCGTTTGCTACATAAGCATTGTTTATGCCTTGAATATTGTTTCCTGCAAAATCAACAAATGTTCCTGCTCTATCACCGTACATAATAAGAGCTCCTGCAGTGCTATTATCATGACCCCACATACCCCATTGTCCATTACCTATCTGAGATAGTCCTGTCCAAGAGTTTCCTCCTGCTGTAGTTACTGTAGTACCTCCACCACGATATCCAATAGACATACCGTAGTTATCCATTGAAGCGGTAGTAGAGTTGTGTTCTGTAAAGAATAATCTTCCTGAGCCTTCTCCAGAAGCATCTGTGTTACCTTCGAAAGAAAGGTATCTACCTCCGTTGTTTTGTCCGTTGCCAGGAATACCTAAGCTTAAACTACCGTTTGAATGTAGTCTTAGTTTTTGATAACCATTCCAAGGAACTCTAAATCCTAGATAACCAGTTTCGTTAGAGCTTCCTACTTTAGAGAATATATCAGAGTGAAGTCCTATTGTTCCATTCCAAGAACGAAGACGCATACCTGCCTCTCCTCCACCTGTATCGTCATTAACTCTAAGTTGTGGGAAAGTATTATCTACAATATGTACTTGTGCCCCTGCTGAAGTTGTACCAAATCCTGCTGAACCATCAGTATCAATCTCCCAATTATTACCATACATTCTATTACCTCTAACTTGTACATTATCTCCTGAACTTGCACCTAAATAAAGGTTAGTTGCATATAGGTAAGTATTACTGTTATTAGTATAGAAGTCTTGGTTGATTCTAACCCTTGAACCTGAGTCATTGTAGAAATATCCGCCTCCTGTTCCAACATATAAATTATCTCCAGCTCTAATACTAGCTGCTACGTCTAATTGGTAAGAAGGTTCTTTACCAATCCCCACCTTATTATCATCAGTAATATTAAGCACGTTATAAGTACCATCTACATTTCTTAAGTAGTAGTGTCCATTAGAACCTATTCTATGTGCCCATGTTCTAACACCTGTACGAACCATACCAATAAATCCATCACTGCTCGTTCTGATTTTTACTGGAGCAGCTTCAGTAACATCTGATGATTCTCCAAACAACGCACTACCTACTACATGAAGGTCTTGTGTTGGGGTTGAAGTGTTAACACCTATACGTCCATCGGTGTATGTATATGTAGAACTATCCCCTAACACAAGTTTGTCAGGGTCAGTTCCTTCATCCATGCGAAGTACTTGCCTACCTCCAGATACGATTTGGAAATCATCTCCACCTACAAACCGAATGTAAGTATTGGTATCTCCATTATGGTAAATGTATCCGCCTACATACATATTTGTAGCGGTTAAATTTCCAGATATTGTACTTGACTGGTCGGTTCTTACAAAAGAGCTTGCGTGTAAACCATCAAGCATATCTGCATTTAAATTAGAACCTACACCATCATTTCCTTCGTGGAATACCTTGTTAGCTCCTAAGTAAATATTAGGGGATTGTCCTGATTGTCCCCACTTAATCTGACCAGCAGTAGCTGCATGATTAAATGTAGCTCCTGAATACACAGTAGCTGTAGGGCTAAAAGTGATTGTTTCGTTATTCAGAGGGAATATCTCTATCGCAGCAGTAAAGCTCGTTCCTTGACTCGCACCACCTGTATAGCTTAAATAGATATCAAAATCTTCGTTATTGTTGCTTATAATTCTGATATCTAAAGTAGTATAGTTACCAGCTTGAGAGTAAACTATAATGTCTGCAGAGTGGTTTACAGATATGTCAGAAAGACAATTCACTACAACACTTCCTGTAGTACCATTAACTGTCATTCTAATTGCAGAGGATAGGTTGTTACCCTCTACACGAGCAACTCTCGTATAAGTATCTTTCGTTACAGTTACAGAACCTCTTTTTACAGGAGCGAATTTGTTATCACTTTCTGTTTCCGTATAATATCTCCCATCGTGAGTATGGCTATCGTTTGCAACTGTAGCTGTAATTGAAGCATTTGCAGAACCATCCCATGACACACTACCTGTTACATCTCCTGTGAGACTTAATGTTCTTGCATTAGTCCATTTGTCAGCGTTAGGATGATAGTTATCAGCAAAGATTCTATTTCCAAACAAGTATCCAATATTTGTATCTGCCTCTAATTGTAAGGGGTGTGGAGTCTCAAAAGTATCATCATTATCTACATCTTTTAAAATATAGAAATTATTACTATTTACATGAATCCAAAAATCATCATGACCTGTAGAAGTGTCATTTAACTTGATAGTTGGCGAATCCTCAGATATTACTAATTGACTGTCATAAGTATCTCCTGTAGACCCTGTAATTGTTACACCTCCTGTAAATGTTATATCTCCCGAGGCAGTATCATTAGCGTCACTTCTTAAGAATTGACTTGAATCTAAATTATCTAAAGTTTGAGCGTCTACAGAATCAGTAGTAGATAAATAAACAGCAGGAATAATACTTGTTGTTCCAGTAGGTGCAGTATCAGAAGAACTAATAGTAAGGTCATCAATGTTATTTAATATACCTTCATTTAATGGTATGCTATTGATTTGAATACCTGAATAATCCTCTAGTACATTTATATATACTTCAGTTGGTGAAGATGCTACTACTTTATAAGCGAATTTAAATTCTTCGTTGGCAGCTACATTAACACCCTTAACATCCATATTAAAGGAGTTGCTAGTAGTGCCGTTACTTCTTGCGTGTAGATAAACTCTATAATGTAACTGACTATCTAATTGACCATAATCTCTATAACCATATACATCAAAGAAATACATGTCTGAACCACCACTTCCTGAAATGAATGGCACTTCAATTTTTATATATCTTGCTTCAGGTGTATCACCCCAATTAGTACCAAATACTTTTCTACCATATCTAGTATCAGATTCAGTTTCTGTGTAGTATCTGTCATCATGATTATGACTAGATAAAGCGTAAGTGTTACTATCTACTGAACCATCTGCCTTTAGGAACTGACTTGATGTACCGCCATCTTTAATAATAGAATTAGCAGTAACGCTTCCTGATGCAACATCTAAGTCTCCATTAGGTATGGTTACATCGTGACTCTGTTCGAATATTATTGTGGCATCATTCGTTCTGTTATTACCAGCTGCTGAAATAATTAAAGAATCATCTCCGTTAGAGTCTTGCCATATATAATGAGAGCCACCTGCTGTTTCTAGCTTAATACCTACATCTCTGTCGTAAGAATTTTTAATAAGTAAGTCTAAAGATGAGCCTACGTCTGCTAATTGCTCAATCGTAAACACGGCGGTCTGTGAAGTTCCTGTTTTCTTTACATGACCTCCATTATTAAAAGTACCTGTTTGTGCAGTAAGATTTCTGTTTGAATCAATGACAGTAGTACCACCCACTTGTAAATCACCCCTAAATACATTGACATTACCTGCTTGACCTATAGTTAAAGCCTGAAATGCATCCCTAAATTCGGTATTTGTATATGTTGTGGTTGTAGAAATACCATCTGCGGTAAAAATTCTTAATCCACCCGCGTCATGAAGAATCATAGAAAAATCACTACTACCTCCTGCTAAAAATGTCCATTCATCATTAGTGCTATCCCAAGTAACTTGGTCAACATCTCTACCAAATAAAATATTACCTCTAACATATCCGTTTCCTGCATCGTTATCTACTGTACCTATTTGAACATAACCTACACCCTCACCGTCTATGTTATCTACAGTTAAGCCTTTATTTATCTGTACCTCTTTGTAAAATATATTTTTTTCATCATCACCATTTATTTGGAAGTAATTAGTTAATCCGCCACTACCATCATCATTTCTGAATATTATGTTCTTATCGTCTGTTGCTTGGTCTATGTATAAATTTCCAGTACCTACTTGGCGAATAAAAGAATGGGTGCCACTATGATATATTTCTAAATCATTACCAGCACCATATAAAGCTTTAGCATTATCAGAAAAGTATATATTAGAAGAAATACTACTTGTTAAATAAGTATTTGAATCTACAGAACCGTCCGCTTTCAAAAACTGACTTGATGTACCACCACTTTTAACAAGTGATGTTGCTGTAAGTGTTCCTGTTATAGAAACTCCTGAGCTTGTGGTTTCAAACTTTTTGTTACCATAGTGGAATAAGTAAACCGAACCGTCATCTCCTTTAGCTCTAAAGTATTGCGTTGTTCCGCCACTACCATTATCGCTTGAAATGTATACATCTTGATTATCTGCAAGGTTTCGTATAGTAAGGTTACCTGTGTAATTATCAATATAAGAGCCTGTTCCGTTATGTAAAAGTCTTAAATCGCTTCCAGTACCAATATCTATTCTAACATTATCATTTACTTTGATGTTTCCTGAAGAAGTGAATCCTGCTATAGTAGAACTACTAGTTGTTTTTAAGGAGTCTACATTTACAACCCCCAAACTAAACGTTGAATCAGTTCTATCTACAACATTTGTAGGGTTGGATTCGCTATCTAGATTAGCATCTACATACTCGTCAAATATATACCACTCACCATTATCGGCATCTCTAAATATACCAGCGTGTTGTTTGGTAGTTCCTCCATCTGGACTGTAGTGACCTACAAATCCAATATCTATCGAATCACTATTCTCATTACCATCCGCTAAGTGGATGAGTGAATCGGAAATATGTAACTGAGTAGAATTTTCTGTAGTTGTGTTTCCTTGAACCGTTAAGTCTCCAGTAACCACTAAATTCTCTCGCATAGTGATTGTTACACCTGCTGAGTGACCGATATTGATATTGCTATCAATCTCTCCAAGTCTTGTTTCAAGATTAGAAACAGTAACATCACCTCCAGTTACTGTACCTTGAAAGGTTACGTTTCCTGGGAAGGTTACATCTACAGATGATGAAGCACCAACAGTTATGTCTGTGTTTATTTCACCTAATCTTTCTGCTAGGTTAGACACACTAACATCTGAGTTTTCAATATCACCTACGATATTAATACTTCCTGTAACTTCTAAGTCACCATCAACCTTAACGTCACCACCAATATCTACGTATGGATTACCAGAAGTAAAGTTTGACCTGTCTACTTTAAAGTATGTGGTTGGGTCATTAATAATTTGAACCCCCTCGTTTGTTAATTCGGTTGTTCCGTTATATGTTAAGAATACTAAATCGTCATTAGCATTTGCACTTGATACATTGAATGTTTTTGGAGACCAAGTAATACTGTCGTTGTAAGCAACAGCATACATTCTATACCAATAAAATCTTAAGTATACATCGGTAACACTATCTGATATAGAGAACGAAACTGCCTTATTTGATACTCCTGAGAATGTAATCGTGGTTGCTCCAGTAACATCTGTTCTGTAAAGCTCCACGTCTTTAATTACATTGCTAAAACTAGTGTCTGTAGCTATCTGTATATGTAGTGCTAAAGTTGCCTTTAGATAACCGCTAGTGCCTGTTAAAGTAGCAACAGCTCCAGATATAGCATCAACTGATATCTCGTAAGAGTAGGAACCTCCGTGAGGGTCATTAACAAAAGAAGCTGTTAAATAGTTTGAGCTGTATATATAACGTTCGTTAGAAGCGGGTATTTTAATTAATGTGTTACCTGCTTGAACTGTTTCATCCCAAGAAGCTACCTCTGCATTTGATACATCTGCAAAAGTTACACCTGTAGTGGTAGATGATAGGCTAGATAGAGCTCCGTAATTTACCAATAGAGCTGTATTGTTATCATCATCATTTACTATGAATCCTGATGTAGGAGAGAACTTGAGTCTATTTACATTACTTACTGCTGGTGATTTTAGTTCTGTTGAGTTGATTTCCCAACCCCCTATATTACCAGAGGTAGAGGTTATCTCTCCATCTACTGAGAGAGTGGTTCCGTCAAAAGAAAGTTTGTCTTTTAAGCTAAACTGACCTGTATTGTCTAGGTAGAATCCAGTATTAGAGTTGTTAAAAGTACCAGTACCTTGATATATCTTAGTACTAGTAAGTGTAACGTTAGACTCTAAATTATCTGTAACTCCTTTAGCGGTTGCTCCGTCTGCTGCACCCGTTTTAACGGTGCTTGCAGAAGTACCATCTACTGTTCCTGTAACATCTCCTGTAAAGTCACCTGCGGTTCCATCAAGTATATCTGCTGTGGAGGTGTTATCTACGTTTGACAATCCTACATCCGATTTAGTAAGTCCTGATACTGACTCGATAGTTACCGCTCCACTAATGGTTAGTAGGTTTTCAGAGTTGTCATACTTAAGCTTATCTCCTAAGCTAAAGTCTCCTGTGTTATCTACATAAAAAGGAGTCCCTGCATCATCAAATGCTTTTGTTTCTCCTGAATTAACAATAGCTATATCTGAGTTAGTAAGACTAACAACAGAGGTTAGTTTATCAGTTTCTGCCTTAGCACTCGCACCGTCAGCTGCTCCTGACTTCACTGTTCCAGCAGCAGTTCCATCTACTGTGCCCGTTAAATTTCCTGCAAGTATAGTAGCTGTAGAATTATTATCTACATTACTTAATCCGACATCCGATTTATCTAGTCCAGAAACCGACTCAATAGTAACTGCCCCTGTAATACTTAATGTATTTGTAGTAGGGTCGTATGATAGTTTGTCTCCTAAACTGAATTGACCTGCGTTGTCAACATAGAATGGAGTACCATCGTCATTGAATGTCTTAGTTTCATTTTCTAATACAATCGCTATATCCGAAGAGGTAATAGCCACTACTGAAGTTAGATTGTCTGTAACTCCTTTTGCAGCTGAACCAGCAGCAGCTCCTGTAGTTACGGTATCGACAGCAACATTATTTACTGTACCTGTTAAGTTGCCTCCAAGTATAGTTTCGGTAGAATCATTATCTACGTTTCCTAATCCTACATCTGACTTAGTTAGTCCAGATACTGACTCTATAGTTACAGCACCACTGATTGTAAGAAGATTCTCAGAGTTATCGTATTTAAGCTTATCTCCTAAACTAAAGTCACCACTACTATCTACGTAGAATGGAGTACCTGCATCATCAAATGCTTTAGTCTCGTCTGTATTTACAATAGCAATGTCACTGCTTGTGATTTCAACTACGCTAGTTAAATTATCAGTAACTCCCTTTGCAGTTGCTCCGTCAGCTGCATTAGACTTAACTGTAGATGCAGATGTTCCATCTATATTTCCATCTACATTTCCAGAGAATGTACCAGTAGCTGCTGTTAATGAACCGCTGAAGCTACCTGAGACTCCATTTAAAGGCACATCTAACTTTAACTGACTACCATCTAAAGTGAATGGCACAAAGTCTGTAGAAGACTCTCTAATGATAAATTTATCTGCTGTTACCTTAAAGGTTGATACCGTAGTATTTGGTCCGCTTGCTGAGTATAACTCCAATCCCGTAACTACACCATTGGCATCTACATTGAGCGAGTATCTTGCTTCTGCGAATGCGAGTAAATCTGTTACTCTACCATCTACTGTTTCTGTCCAAGTAAAAGTCTCTGGGTCTCCTCCATCACCTATGAGTACGTATGATAAATTGTTGTCATCCGTATCATACCATACAGAAAACTCTGGTTCAGTAGTGTTTGGAGCTTCAGCTTGTCTGAAGACTTTAGGTCTTCCATCTGCTGTAGATTGAGCTGTAGCAATATCAGAATCCTGAGTTAAAGTCCAAGTAGTAGATATTAAAACGTATAGTTTATTACCATCGTTAGTGTCATACCAAAGAGAACCTTCAGGATTCGAAGTAGCAGGCTCGTCATCTTGTCTAAATATAAACGGCTTATCAGAGATGTCTGAAATTAATCCCTGGTCTCTTGTTTCTGTCCACACATTAGGAGTTCCAGCTACAAGAACGTAAGCTTTATTATTATCATTAGTATCAAACCATAAAGACCCTACAGCCTCTGTTACTGCTGGTGCATCGTCTTGCCTAAATACATCTGGTTTAGCTACAATAGCTGAAGAGTTACTTGAAACGCTCGCTGTTAAACCTCCATTACCATCCGTACCTTCTAAGTCAACTCTTATTCCTTCAACTTTAGTTGCTAACGATGAATTGTTTTCATCCGAAACAAAACTATCCACAGCTGACTTAAAGCTAGAACTAAGCACAACTCCTGTTACATTTCCATTAGAATCGAACGTTACTAACTCAGCTCCTAGATTCTCAATCTTTGTAGCTGCTGCTGAATCAGTGTCTGCATAAGATTTTACTTCTGCAAAGTAATTAGCAGTAGTGTCTATTTCAAAACCAGTCTCAGCATCGTAAGAACCAAATGCTGAGGTAAGTGTAGTTAAGTGAGTTGCTGTTGCTCCTATTCTAGAGTCGTCTGTAAGCGTCCATACCTTTGGGTCTCCGTCTACAAGAACATATACTTTATTATCGTCATTAGTATCATACCATAAAGAGCCAGGAGCGTAAGTAACGGCAGGCTCAGCATCTTGTCTTAAAACGATTGGTTTAGATTCTATGTCTGCCTCTATATCAATAAAGTACTGACTGTTAGAAAAATCTAATCCTGTATACGTATTAAGTTCTTGAGTAATCTTTGCCTCACTAAAATTGAAAGTGTCACCATCAAAGCTACCAAATGAAGAGCCTATAGAAGACACTTTGTTTGCAGCTGCTGAATTTTCATCCGCATAAGTTTTAACCTCTTCAAAATAATCAGCAGTATTATTAAAGGTAAATGTGTTTGTGTTTGGGTCATAACTACCAAACTGAGAGGTAAGCGTGTTTAATGCCTGTGCAGAAGCTTTATCATTATCAGCATACGTCTTTACTTCATTAAAGTAGTCAGACGTGCTGCTAAAAGTAAATGTATCTGAAGCGGGGTCATAAGTACCAAACTGAGAAGTTAAGGTGCTAAGAGCTGTTGCCGAAGCCTTATCATTGTCTGCGTATGTTTTTACTTCGTTAAAATAATCTGCCGTACTGCTAAACGTGAAAGTCTCTGTCTCTGCATCGTATGTGCCGAACTGAGCAAACAGAACATCTAAGGCAACTGCTGAAGCTGAGTTGTCGTCAGCATACGTCTTTACTTGTTCAAAGTAATCCGCAGTAGCTAAGAATGAGAATGTATCTGTACTAGGGTCGTAGGTTCCAAACTGTGCGAGTAGCGTTGATAGTTTACTCGCTTCTGCTTTGAAGTCTGTTGCCTCTACCTCGAACACTTCATCCGCAAATGCTTTAGCTATTGTTTGTAAGTTTCCATCTTCGTCAAAGGTTCCTACCTCTGATTTAAGCTTAGTGATAAGTGCATTAGCTCCAAAGTCATTCTCGTCTATAGAGAATGCTGTAATAGGTGTAGAGCGATATACGTGTCCTGATTGGTCGTTTATTAAATCTAATAGCTCTTCTATAGAGTCTTGTGCTCCATCTCCAATCCCCAACTTATATCGAGATACAGCATGCGAGTACAGTGCGAGTACGTTATCATACTCCTCAGCATATCTAGCATACACATCTGGACTAGTGACTTTATACTCATCAATATTCTCTTTGTATTGATTGATTTTATTTAGTAAGTCACTTTGGCTAGGGGTTCTTTTTATTCGAAAGTCTTGAGTAGAGTTTTTCTTATACTGAACAGATAAATAACCGTTAGTATGAGTATAAGTAATATCTAAAGCAAGAGTAACATCGTAAACACCTTCATAATAATTAAGGCTGTTTACCATATCTATCTCTAAAGGAGTAGAAAGGTTTGTATTTGATTCTGTTTTTGATTGACCATCAACAGCAGAGGTAGACGGATAGTCTACATTAAACTCTCTGGTAGTTGCACTAGCAGTAAAGTTTGCTTGAGTCCATGATGTGATATCCTTAAATTTAACTACAGGTATTCCTGAGTCAGATAAATCCTGGATAAGAATTGATGGTTCGCTAAAAGTAAAGTTGAATTGTTTCTGCGAGCTGTACTCATTATCACTCGCATCATATCCTGTAAAATTGATTTTATAATCACCAGTTACAGGCTTGTTGTTTACATCTAGTCTAAGGTTCTTCTGGACATTCCCTCCCGCACTAGATATGTCTGGATTAGATAAGTCAGTGTTCTCTAGAACATAACCATCTGGAAAAGTTATTTTGGTGTTTGCTTTTACAAGCGTGAAATCCGTAGACGTATCAGTGATTTGTATCTTGTAGTTAGCAGATACTCTGTCTACGATAAATTTTACTTCAAAATTAGCAGCCATATATACGGTTTAAAGGGAGTTGCAATAATAACTACAACCCCCTAAACCGCTCCAAACAACCACACTACGGGTTGTCTCTTCTTGCGTTGACTGCAGTTTCGATGGCTTGCAGTTGTTCTGCATCCTCGGTTTGTAAGTACTCAGCGAACTCATAAAATGCTTTCGTACCAACTTTCTTTTTATAAACAAAAATTTCTTCTTCGGAATCTGTCCAAACAAATTTACCACTTCTACCATTATGAGATAGTATTCCGAGGTCAACAGCTTCACGAATAAGTGACTCTGTTCTGTTTGTTTGCTGTTCTAGGATAGCTAAGAAATCGTCTGGATAATCTTCAGCAAAAGTTTCTACTTTGTTTCGAATCTCAACCTGAGTTCCTTTTAGCTTAATTCCTAAACTAGAAGCTACGAATCTAACCTCTTCTTCAGTTAGTTGAGCTGCTCTGTTTAAAGCATTAAGGTAAACAAGTCTTTCTTTTCTATCTTGTTCTGCGTCAGACTTAGCGTCAATCTTTCTATATAAAGCTGCTCTACTAGTAGCTCTATTAGGATTTGATTGATTGTAGTTACTGATTTCTAAGTACTGAAAAATCTTCTGGTGATTAGGCACACTACCCTTTAGAGTAATTGTACCAGCATTAGACTTCTCAAAAGAGATGTCTCCGAATATTGCTTTACCATCTGCACGTACTTGATTGATGAATGCGATATCAACCCAAGCTTCTTTTTCTGGGTCATATACGCTGTCTGTAGAAGGAACGTTTACCGAGTAAGGCATTAAGAACGCTCCAGGATTATCTTCATCTGGTCTAATATTCAGAATCTGATAGGTAACGGTTTCGTTACGTCCTAGCTTCTTCTGAAGCTTAGGGGAAATGTCATTAAAAAATTCCGCTTTCATGTGTGTTTTGTTTGGGATTAATAAAAATAAGAGGGAGCCCCGAAGGACTCCTCTCTTTTATTTACGAGTGATTATGCCTCGTTTAAGTATAACCATCCGAAGTGGTCTACACCTACTACGCTAAGACCTTCGATAGATGTGTAAACTACATCTAAAGTATCAGTCTCAGAAGTTGGAGTTGGTGCTAAACCTCCTAGAAGTTTCTCACGGTAACGAGTAGTAGTACCGTCATGTAACTCTAAGTAACGAGTAGAGATACGGTCAATCTGACCTCCACCATGCTCAACTTTTACTTTACCAGATGGGATGAAGTAAGCATATCCGTCAAACTTGAATGCGTCAACTGGATTAGTTACTTGTCCGTTATCTAGTGCTTGTAAACGTTTCTTATGGAAAGTACGTCCGAAGAATCGGAATGACTCGAATCCAAGCTTAACAGCTTGCTCTGAGCTACCGTTGAAAGTACCATACTGTACACCACCTGACTTGAATGGGTCAGATGTAGCTAGTCCGATATCGATAGCGTTGTCGATTTCACCACCAGCAAGAATCATAAACTCAGAACCAGCACGAGCTTTGTCTAGTTTACGAGATAGAGCTGAGAAGTCATCTACATCGATAGAACCTGCAGTAGCAGCATTCTGAAGTGAACCACCATCGTTGATGTAACGGTGAAGACCTTTAGTAAGGTGGATAGTGTTACCATCAGCGTCAGTAGTAGTACCACCTGCTCCGTAAAGCATAGCGTACTGAATGTCAAGTCTGTGCTTCAAGAAAGCATCGTGTTGTTGCTTAATGAAGTAGTAAGGCTTCCCTTTGTACTCAACTTCTACTTTAGAACCAGCAGCTAAATCAGTGATGCTAGTTTTAGTTTTGAAGATTTGTACAGAGTTAGAAATCTTAGTAAGGTTAGACTTACGCATTAAGTTAGCTCCAGTCCCTTCAGCGTTAGCGTTAGAGAAGAATACTACAGTGTCACCTGATTCGATATCAGTTTCAGCGATTGTATCTACTGCACGTACAGTGATGTCGTTTCCTGATGAACCAATAGCAGTAACGATAGCTACTTTTTGGTCTTTAGTCATCATTAACTCACCTACTAGTGGAGTTACTGAACCAGCAGAAAGTGATACAGTCATAGTAGAACCTGCAGCAGCCCCAGCTGGGTCATTGTCTACAGTTCCTTTTGCGTAAAGGTCTGAGTTTACAAAGTGATTGTACTCAATTTGACTTGATGGATTTGCACGTCCCATCACGTCCATAAGGTCTAGGAAAGACTCATTGTCTTCCACATCGAGAACCTGCTTTAGGATATCTCGTTGGTCTAAAAAGCTAACAGAAGATAAGTAGCTTCTGTTAATTGCTCCAGCGTTTGTTGCCATTTTCTTTTAGTTATTAGCGTTGAACTTTATTTTTTATTGCGTATTTCAAGAAACCTTCTGGGTCGTCAAACGGATTATCTCCAACAGTATCACCTGCTGAATCTTTTCTTGTAACGATAGGGTCTGGGTTTTTAATCTCTTCTTGTAAAGACTTGCGTCCCAGAGATTTACCGTGCTTAACAAGCTCATTGATAAATCCATCAGGGTTTTGAATGAAAGCCATTGTCTTAGCCCATAGGTCCCAATTAATTTCGCCACCATCATTAGTGAACGAAGTCCAGAACTTATCTGTGTTAACTGCATAGTCAACTAGACTGTCTGGTTGTGCAATCGCATAATTTAAAGGAACACCATCTTCGGTATCAATCTTAATAGACTGAGCGTCTAGGTATGACTTTAATCCTGCTTTTGCTACCTTTAGCTCTTGCTGCTTTGCAGCTGCAATATCTTCAGGCGTTGGTCCTTGAGGAACATTCTCTGGAATAAAAGATTTCTGCTGTTCAATTAGTTTCTCTCGTAGTCGTCTAGCATCTCGCTTTAATAACTCCTTTCCGAGTTCCACTTCATCATCGTCATAAATCTCATCTTCGTTGAGTCTGTACTTACCAAGTACCTCTTTTTCGAATAGACGTGTTTTAGCTCTTTCACTTAGGTCTGGATTCTCTCCGTTGAACTGTAGCTTCAATAGCTCTAAATCATCTATCTCATTATAATCGAACTGATATGCCTCTAAATATGGCTTCAGTGTCTTATTCTGTTTGTAGTACTTAACCGCATTGGCTATGTACTCGTCTTCTTTCAATGAACGTGCGAGGTCGATGTATTCTTCATCAATCCCGTAATCTGTGTCCTGTGCTGCACTAGGGGTAACTACCTCTGGTTCAGTCACTTCTGTTTCATTTACCGATACTTCTTCGTTTTCGGCTTGCTCGCTGACTTCTTCTTCGGCAGCGACTTCAGTTGTTTCTTCGATGTTTTCTTCTTGTACTTCATTGCTAGTTTCGGATTCGTTGCGAACAGATACTTCATCTGTGCTTTGCTCTTGAACGGCATCTTTGTCTAAGAGTTTGTCAATATTAATTTCTTCCATAATGTAGTGTTTGGTGATACAATATTAAAGGTATTCTAAGAAGTTTGTTCTTCTTGAGGGATATTACCTATATCTTTCATGTTTTTGATATCAGCAATATACTCTCTAGACTCTCCTTCTATCTTCCTTTGTTCGATTCTACCAGTAACTCGAAGCTGTTCTAACTGCATCTCGTACTGATATTTTTGTTCTTGAAGCTTGTAGTCAAGCTGCTTCTCCATCTGGATTAACTGAGCTCTAACTTGAGCATCCACTTGAAGTGTTTGTTGCTTCGCTTGTTCTGCTGCTTGTGAAGACTGCATCTGAACTTGAGCGTTCATCTGCTGTTGACGTTCAGCGTCTTTTCGTTGCTCTTCTTTATTTCGCTTAATCTTGAATGCGAGTACCTCTTCTGCCTGTTTTAGATTATCTATATTCTCAATAGCTAAAGAGTCAGCAATCGTAATCTGATTAGACTGTAGAGCCTGCTCTAAACGTCTAGCCATCTTTTCTTTCTGGTACTCGTCTGGTTTGTCTTGTAAGAAAATTCCGTAGTCGTGTAATGTGATATCCTTACTCGCTTTGAAGAACGTCATACTGTTACTACCTAAAGCTTTCACATAACCACTTAGTGTTCCTTGCTGTGCAGCGTCCTGGATACGTAGTGAGATATTATATGCGAGTCTTTCTGTAAGCGAGCGTTCTGCGTCTTTGATGTATGAGAGTGCGTTGTTTGTACTCTCTGATGCGAGTGAAGCAACCCCCTTGAGCATACGTGGGTCAGGAGTAGAAGCGTCAGACACTTCGTTAAATCCTAGTATATCCCTGAGTAACTGCACATTACGATTGATGATATCAAAATATCTAGCAGCCTCGTCACCAAGACCGTTATTTAGTTCCGTGATAGGACGATAACCAGCCTGTACTCCTTCATCATCTGCAGCTCTAAATACCAGGTTACCCGTTTGGTTATATAGGTCAATGATATCTAAAGGTTTCATTGCTTTACCACCCTTACCTAGGGGTACGTTCTCTAACGCACCAATCTCAATCATAATACCACGAGGTCTTGCACGAAGCATTACGTTCTGTAATTTATACCATGCGAGCTGAATCTGGTCAGCGATAGATTTCATTTGTTCACCCAGAGAGTAAGTAACCATCTGATAAATATCTGGAGCAACTAAGTGATAAGACAGTGATGTCTCAGATAGCGAGTTCTTAGCTCGCTTCATATTCGTTTGTAGTCCTGTATTGAAATAGATGTCACTATCTACTACCCACATACCTTTGTAAACTACTTTGTATGAGGTTCTTGAGTATCTCTTTTTCTCTGTAGCTTTCTTAGCTCTATCCGTTCTACCAACAACAACATTACCTTTTCTATTGATACGCTCTTCTAATACCATGTCGTTCACTGAAAAGAACTCTAGGTCTAGAACCTTAATACGCATACCGTCATAGTTCTTAGCGTATTGGCTGTGTTTGATTTGGGTATTGTTATTCTTTCCTTCGAACTGCTTATATAAGTGTTCGTAGTCTGCCTCTGTTAGTTGGTCTCCAGCCATCTGCTTAAGGTCAGTAATAGTCATCTCTATTACTTCACCACAGTATTGGATGTCTGAGAAGTTCTTATCTGTAGTATAGCTAGTTACTAAGTTAGATGGGTTTACTCTTCTTACTTTGATTCTACCTGCACTATCGAAGTATTCTTTATATCCTGCAATCCCGTAGTCATGCACATCTTCAATAATACTTCCACGTAAGTCGCTGAACTTGTTTAAGTTAAGTACAAGGTCGATAGCTTGTTCCATCTCTGAAGCCATCTGGTGCTTGTAAGAATAGTTAAGATGCATTTCTAATTCATCCAAATCTTGTGGGTCTGAATCTTTCATGCCTATCATTTCAGGGTCGAGTCCTTGTTTCTCGAACTCCTTCTTCATCATAATCTTTGCAGCTGCATCAGCGTAGTACTTTTCTTTATCGTCTTGTGCGATTGCATCTACTGCAGTTGCATTAATATTGTATGAGGACTTCTTTAATCTTCCCAGGGCAATCCTTCTAAACTTCGGTATAATAGGTATTACATTCCAATCGATATTAAACCAGCTCTCGTCTCCGCTCGCTGTCTTCTGAGGGTCAAGCATTTTTTTATACTTCGTAACTGGTTGTTTACCAAGCATATACAGCTTTGTCTCATGATACCTGTCCTTTGCATTGTAGAAGCCGTCAGGGTAGCTCTCTTGAAAATCTTGCCAAGCTGCTCGAATATACTTGGAAACCCAAGCCTTATCCTTACGTCTTGTCTCGATTAAGTGTGATGGAAAGTTTGCCATTTTATATTGGGAAAATATCTTTTATGTCGTAAAGTTTTGTCGTCTCTTGTTTTTTAGTCATAAACTTTTTACCTCCTGCTGCAACCAAAGTCCAACCTGCAGCCATCGCAGCATCGAACTTAGTTGTGTTACGTATATCAAACTTGAGCAAGTCCTGTAACAAATCTTTATATCTGACACGCTCAATGTTTTCATACACATAAAGTTCTAATTCTTCTACCATCTGTTGATGCGTTTTAGAATTAGCAGAGATACCATACTTCCTAGAGCCTGGTAGTTTCATTAAAAATCTTTCATACCCCCTCGCTTGGAAGTATTTAATGATTCCGACTTTGTTATCTTCGGGTAGTATTTGACACCCAAAGAAGTGACACATCTTCAACATATCTTCATAGTATATGTCTGAAGTCTGCGGTCTGTGTAAGTACTGGCAAACAAATGTTTCGGAGAGTTCAGATGTAGCATCAAACTTTCTGTACACATATCCAGCACCGTCAGAACGTCTAGAGTCTACGGTGAAGTTATGGTCAAAGGGGTCAGCCCCTGCTACAAACTTAGTTGTATTTATGGGCTTCTTTTTTGTACCCATAGTTTCAACCGCATTCCAAACTTGATTAAGGTCTAAATCTTTATGCAATAAAAATTTACCCTTTTTATCAACTACAAATATCACATTTGAATCTCTAACATTGTTCTCCCACAGGAAAGTACCTCTCACTAAGAACTCTTTTTCAGGTAACCACGATATACTTTCCAGCTGATTATTAATCTTTATAGCATCAAATAAACATGATTCACCTTCATTCCAGAAGGCTTCCTCAATCGAGAATGGGTTCTTACGGATGTATGAAGCTTGAGCTCTCGAATCCTCAGCGAGTGATTCTCGCTCGTTAATATAGAACTGCTTAGCTTTGTCCTGGTCGGGGTAACCATACTTGTCGTAGTACAGGGTTTTATATGCGGGCAAGAAATAACGATACAACCCTGATTTCGTTCTACCGTTTTCATTGCGTTCGTTTTGGTCGGATGCATCCCACAGTCTTTTAAATGCTTCACCTCCGTTCTCCATTTCCTCGACAGTGGTCGTATACAACGCTTTACCTATAATATCACCATCCAACTGTAAACAGAACGAGACTACCTGATGTCTTGAGTATACATCGATGTCCTTCGTCTTACCAGCCTCGTCCCCTACGTATCGATGTAGTTTCATACCATCGTATGCAAACTCCTCGCTTGACTTAAATGTAACTCCACTCTCCAACTCGCTTTGTGGGTCGTAGTCCTCCTGGACTCGCCCTCGCTTGTTCGGCTTGAAGAATCGTAATTCTGACTTAGGGGTAACACCTTTCTCAGTATCGTACACAGGAATAAAAAAGTCGGGCAACTGCTTGAACGGCATAATAACTCCCTTAGAGAATACATTGTCCCTTGCATCCGCAAGTGTTTTAGACTGTATACCACCAAAAGCATTTTTGGTTCGAGACGTATAATCATACAGGAAAACTCCTGCTCGCACAGTTTTTCCCTGTCTACGCTTCGTACACTCTATCATTCCTAAACAGTGTGGGTCTTGAATACAATACTCTAGGAAATAAAAGAACTCCATGTCGGGTATCCTAAAACTAGGATATCCCGTATCTAATCTCCAGTGTGTTAAATAGAAATAGTGCATGCCTGTTAAGTAAGTAGGCTTGCCATTGTTTGAGAACCAGAATCCGTTTACTCTTCTGTCCCACTCCTGTACTCGGTATGCCTGTAGTTCAGGGTCTGCATGGGTGGGGTCTCTCTGCTGCTTATTCTTTTCTACCTTTCTTCTTCCTTGATAATTTTCAGGAAGGGGCAATCTTTCCCAGTATTGTTGCTCGGGAATAACGGAACGAGTGTATACTCCACGATGTTCAAGTTCTCCTGTGTAGTGGTTGTAGACCATTCCCTCTGGGGGTACATTGCATATAATTCCATTGACTTCGTATTCTGTCCCTTTAGTCTTTTTGTACATACGCTATTGATTCTGGGCTGGTGGGCACAGATTGAATCTGAGCTACCAACCTTTGGTCTCCACCAAATATTTTGTCTTCATACATCTCGATTCGTTTAATAATAGCGTCACACTCATTCATTAGTTTACTCTTAATCTCCAACGCTTGTAACTTCTCCTTGTCCTGCTTGAAGTTAGTAATCGGATTAAGTAGCTCTTGATGGTACTGCCATAGTACCTCTTCGTTGGACTGCAAGATAGCCCATGCTTTATTGTTCTGGTACTTTAGGAACTGCGTTACCATCTCCGTTAGATTCTTATCAGTGAAGTCGAACAACTTGTTTATTCGCCTTCTATCGCTCTGTAAATCATATCCTGCTAGTACAGCACACTCCTTCTTACGTTCATCGATGTCTGAAAAGAACTTACGCATGGGGCTATTTATATCGTACATATAAACGATGTAAGATATCAGTGAGTTTAAATCTACCCTACGTACCTGATACAATCCTGGAAATACTTTCTTAATCAGCTTATCATACTTCTTAAAGATATCCTTCTCCCCATATACAGGGATGCATAAGCCAGCAAAAGATTTCTTATCCAGTATCATAATAAAACTAATTTGTCTATGTGCTCATTGTAGACTACTGCCTTCTTATTAGTGAGCTTCAAATATTCTCTCTCTACCATCCGCAACTTCCTAAGTTCTGCTTCAAGTATGCTAAGACGCATTTTAAGGACTTCTGTTGGACTTTCTTCTTGCTCGACTACCTCATCCTCCATCTTCTCCAAGAAACGCTGCTCAATGACTGCATACGAGTCTGCAATCTTAGCATCGAACTTGCACATGTATTTAAACTCTTTGGTCGAGTGTATTACCGTGGCATGATGCCTATCGATAAATCTTCCTATCTCTTCTAACGAGCAGAAGGTATACTTACGTGCCAATACAAAGTAACAGGCTCTGGCATACACATAGTTTCTTTTTCTATCACGCTTCTTCAGGTCTAGCTCAAATACTGCGTTGCATATCTTATACGCTAAACGCAACTTGTCCTTATTACTGAGCATGACCGATGATGTGTTTTACTTTAGAACAGAAGTATTCTTTGCCCTCTATAGTGTTCTTAAATTCAAAATGTGGTTCCATCACTACGACATCCCCTTGTTCAAGTCCTTTCTCATTAGACCCTATATGAGCCACCTTAGCGTACTCTGCTGAGGTTTTCTCCTGGAGTCCGATAACTAAGTCCCCTTTCATTCTAGCACGCACTCTCTTGCCTTCTACTTCGACAATATCATTGTGCTCTTCATACGGCTCTAGCATTGCCCAATCATTCACTGGGTGTATTACTCCATCTCTTACGTAACAAAAGATTCTGTCCTCCTCTACGTTGTACAGGTCTCCGTCTATGTGTGAGTCCTCTACTACGTTGTAGTGGAAGTAAAGGGTGTCCCCTATCTCTAGTTCATTAGCGAAACTCAGACTGGGTGCTACTGCTACTACTGTCCCGTAAATCCTGGCGTTTAATGTGGGGTTAAAGCTGTGGTCGTATACCAGCTTTGTTCCTCCCTCTAGCTCTACCTCATTCTCATAAGGCTTGTCTATCTCTACGATAGCTCTTCGTTTAATTGCTTGCATTGGTTGTTGTTTGGAGATATTGTATAAAGATAATAAAAGTTAATGAATGTTGATAGGTTATATTTCTATTTACTAAATATCTTGGTATGGCTGTGGGGTTATGTACCGCTAACGACCCGCACAATCGGCAAAAACAAAGTGCCTTTTCAGCAGTGGGTGGGGCTCGCATTGGCTTTGAGGAAACGTAAACACTAGGGTTAAAAAGGCTCGCTCATCAGCACTAAATGTCAAATGCTATTACAGAAACGCTCGGAGACCGCATAAACACTAGGTTTTTTGTTAATGTAATAGATTAACTCAATCAGTGATGAACCCCTCTAACACCAGTATTGGCAAGGGATGAGACGTTTTTTCTGTTTTGTGTCTCGATATCCGCTCGGCATAACGTTATACACTATCACTAATTCATGGGAACCTTTGCTATACTTGGTCTAATTGCAACACATTAAAAAAAGTTGCTGAAACATTAGGTCAATTCAGAAATCCTTTGTAGGGTTATTCAAGTCACTGCAAGTGCAGAGGCACAACATGTTTAACTTAATTTTTTACACCATGATTAAAGCAATCAACACAGAGTACCAATCACAAGTAGAAGAGGCATTTGAATTAGCCTACATCTACAACGAATTTGACAACAGACGAACTAACGCAGAAGACCTACGAGACGATGTATTGTACAGAGTCTATGACGAGCAATGCGAGCGAGTCTTCAACGAAATGCAAGATGCATTTGACGAACTACCTTCAGAGGAAGTTCGAAACATCAGCAAAGTACTTTATTCTTAACCCTAAATCACTATCAATATGAAAATTCAAATCATGCTTTTTAAGAAGCGAAATCAGAGCAAAGCGAGCGAAGGTTCAGTAACTCGCAGAACTAGTCCTAGAGGCTACGAGAAAGCCAAGACAATTGGCGGAATTAACTATTATCAATTAACCTATTAATCAC